ACTATAGGTGCCATTACTATATTGATTTGGTATAATTTTCTACATTGGTTATTTTATAGGGTCTAGTTCTACACAAGTGTGACCAACTAGGGTACAAACCTAACCAACGGTTAGTTGACTAACTGTATTGGTTACGGTTCTATATGTTGTATATGACCCTAAACTGTGGAGTGACTGTTCTAAATGCAAGTGGGTGTTAACCCCTTTACACCGCGCTCCAACCCCTTTCGACTCGACGAGTATATATTTGTGAACACCGCAATGTTCATAGGTGATCATAACGTTTCACTTGGGGATACTGCAATGAAACATTAGTGACATTGAATATTTAACAATTCAGTTAAAATAATGTATAAAAAATTTGGATACATGAGTGGGGGTTCGTATATTTACGTGTTGATAATTAAGGTTATGGTTGAATTAAATAAATTGATTGAGCAATACAATAACGATGAAATTACGTTTGATGAGTATCATGCGGGATTAGATCGTATTGGTTGGATGAAATAATAAATATCAGACATATTAAATGTTACGGTGGTAATCCTTACCGCGGTGACACTTCCTTACGTGTACCTTACTACCCCCTTATTACATACTGAATGCATACTTACTACCACCGTTGGCCATACCGCCGTACGCACATATAATACTATAATACCACGCGCGTTGATGTCCATATAGCGTGTATATGCAAAGAAAAGGGTGTAGGGCCATTTATGAATCGAACACGAATCTATACCTCGGATTGTATATACTTATATTTAGGAAATAATTAGCCCCCAATTAAGGGGGCTTTTTCCATTTAACGCCAAATGTTAAAAATAGTAAAATGGCAACCTTCTTTTTTTAAAACCTCTTTGGCGTCGAGGAAAATATATACTTATTCTATATAATCTTGGAATACTTTTACGGCATCATCCCAATACAAATAACCATTATCATTACCTATAATAAAACATAAAGTCCATCTACCTACATTTGTAGGATTATATGATGAATGGAATGTACCTACGTTTACTAAACTTGGTTTGTTTGTGTTTGCTTCATATATTAATTTGCAATCTTCTTCTTTCAACCTTATACTTCTATGTTGTAAGTAAGTATCCTTTAAACCAGAAAGTGCTTGGGTATCTTCATTACTCAATTCATTATCAAATTGATCATTATATTCTTTTTCATGATCAAAATTTAAAGGTTCCCACCACCTAGTAGTCCCTTCAGGTGGCCCATAAGAAATATTAATTTTAACATGATTATCTAACTCAGAATTATCTATATGAATAGGAAGTGATTTACCCCCAGGGGTAAAAAACACTTCAGTATTTAAAATACGTAAATTAAATTTATTTATAAAACTCTCTATTTGAGGATCAACATGATAAGGAATATGTTGATGTTTTAACTCTTTTAATGGAATATTACATATAGGAGGTTTTGTAATTTTAAAAGGTAAATTAAGATATCTATGATATATATTATTCATCTTCTTCAATTTGAGGTTTAATATAACCCAAAGCAATACCTAACTCATTTTTTCTTTCCTCCGTTGTTTCCCTAGAGTAATATTCACTTACCATTTTCATTAGTTCCTCATCCGATATTACATCATTAACAGTATTATTTCTTAGATTTTGAGTTTGCATTTTTGAAGCATATGGATAAAACTTATCCTCATCAAACACGCTTGATCTATTCCACATCGGATTCTCCTCTATCGGTTTACAATCTGGATGCATCCAACCTTTCTTTTTAACTATTTCCTCATCCACATAATGTCCTATGCTAATCATGATACGATCTTTTTCCCCTTCAATTTTAGTAGTACCATGTAAATTCAACCCAGCTAAACATAACCATACTTCATTTTCCTCCACACCTAATGTTTCTCCAGATATAATAGGTAATCCACCTTTAGTAGGTTTTTGGATCATAAAATTAAATCTAACATTGATTTTACCTTTACGATTAGCATCTCTATGTGGGGTAACTTCTTTACCTTCAGATTGCCAACTAACCATATAACCAAATTCATCTAATGGGGTATCTCTATCTAAACCATAATGGTCTAAAATTATATGATCAATTTCCTCAATAGCATCAACATCAATCCCTACATATCTAATTTGATCAAAATCTTCTTTCCAAAAATTCTTCGATCTCATATTATCGGGTTGATTTTCCGGAGGTGGTGGTAAATATGTCTCTCTATTTTCCTTAGAAGACATCCAATCTCGTATATACGTAGTTAATTCCTTGTCAATAAATAAGCCTTTTGGTTTACTCAAAATTTATATCTTCGTTATTAATAATTTTTTCTATATCCATAAAAACAGTTTTACTGTTTAATGTTCCTTTATAATACCCATTTTCAAAATAAGCTATAGTTGGGTAATACCTTATTGATCTAGGATATAACATACTTGATTTTGGGAAAGTTCTTGCATCCACATAAACCATAGGAAGTAACCCACTTATTTCCCTTAACATAGGCTTTATCTGCTTACACCCCTTACAAGTTCTAGAACCAAAAATCACCAATAATTTTGGTGCTGTTATAAAACTAGATAAATTATCCCTAGTTAATTCAATAAAATTTGTATTCATTTAATACCTATTTAAAAAATTAGGATCTTGCCCTAATGCCTTTAAATTACTTTTTAACTGTTGAATTTCATTAATATTATTTGAAACAGTACTTGTTAATGATTTATTACTATCCGAAACCTTACCGTTTATAACATTTATAAATTCTTCTAATTCGCTTACCCTTTTATTTATCTCAGAAACAGACTCATATTGATCTTTTTCCATATTCGCCTGAATGTCATTTATCAAAACATTTACATCCTGAAAATCCTGTTTAAATTCCTCATATCTAATAGAGGAGATATTCGATTGTGATTGATATCGCGCCAGTAAATCCGTATGTGAAGACTTTACCATACGTAATAATTTAACCCCATATAATATTCCAACAGATAAAACCCCACTTATAAAGTATAATATTTCCATTTTTCTACATTTTGATACAATATACGAACATTTATTATTGGGTCCACATAATTTTTGTAATCTTCTTGTAATCGAGTAGTATATACGGATAGATAGATGTGGATATGTAGAAGAGAAAAGGACGTCTTTTTCATATATTTATAATAAAATTTAAAATGGCATCTTACACAGCAGAACAATTATATGGAGAAGGAACACCTATAGAGGCTTTAACTGGGGGAGTTTCGTATGTTTTTACTATTACAAATACCACTAGTACTGGATCCGCTTATTTTACGGTTGAAACCGTTAAAAATTATAGTGGTTCAAATGCTGGGGCCCCTACTAATGCTTTAGGTTCTTATGCTTCATTTTCCGATATTGATCAAAATACTTTAATTACGTCATCTTATATTTCTTCTGTTGTAGTACCTGGCGGTGGAGGAGTATACCAATTTACTCCTGATGCTACTGTTGCTGTTAGTTCTTCTATGTTAAGAGGGACTGGTGGGATATCTCTTACTATTTCTTAAAATCTCCTGCGTACTTATTTGGCTACCCAGGAGATCGTTCGTATATTTAGCCATAGTTAAAAAGTTAAAATAATAAAGGTTATGACAAGTACAGAAGTTAAAAATTTCAGAAGTGATTTTCAAAATGCAGTTACTCAATTGCAAAACAAGTATGGTGTTAACATTAATACAGGTACTATTCGTTACACAGATAGTGAATTAAGATTTAAAGTTACCGCTCGTAAAGGTAAAGTTACTCCTAAATTAACAAAAGAAGCTTTTCAAGTAGGCGATACAGTTAAAATTAACCATAAAAGTGCTATTGGTAAGCAATTTAGGGTTGAGAAAATTATGACTAAAAATATTAGGGTTACAGAAATTAATCCCCCTAAAGGTCGTATTGCAGGTATGGTTAGAGTTTCACCAAGTTTATTAGAAAAACTTTAAAAGTAATACACAGGTAGCTTGGCTCCCCAGGCTACCTTTCGTATATTTATCCAGTATTAATTATTAAAATAAAGTTATGTTAGATTTATCAAATGTTGAGTTTAAAAGTTTAGAAGAGTTAAAAGAAATTACTCCTAGTATTTTTACTAAAACCCCTTCAGGAAATGTTACTAAAAAGTATACACATATTCCTACTGATCAAGTTATTAAAGATATGGAATTACTTGGTTGGGGTGTTGTGGATGCTAAAGAAGTTAAAGCTAGAAAAGATGTTGGTTTCCAAAAACACTTAGTTGTATTTAGAAATCCTGATGTTGTTATTAATGGTGATGATGGTGATACTGTTTTCCCACAAGTATTACTTACTAATTCCCATGATGGTAAAAATGCATTCACCTTTACTGCAGGTCTTTATAGAATGATTTGTGAAAATGGTTTAGTTGTTGCTGATACTGAATTTGAAGATTTTAAGGTTAAGCATATGGGTTATGATTTTGAAACACTTCAAGATACAATTAAAGATATTGTTGGTAGTTTAGATTTAACTGTTGAGTCAATGAATAAAATGAAAGCTACCGAGTTGAATGAAAAACAAATGTTTGAATTAGCTAAATCATTCCTTGATATGAGAGTTGAAGGTTCACTTGCTAGCTATACAGATGAAGCAATTGAGGATGTTTTAGAACCACAACGTAAGCAAGATAAAGGAAATGGCTTATGGGAAGTGTTTAATAGAGTTCAAGAAAACATTATTGAAGGTAATTTCCAATATCATGTTGGTAAAGGAGCTCCTAGACAAGCTCGTGTAATTAAGAATTTTAAACAAGATCAAGTTCTTAATAAGAAAATGTTTAGTAAAGCTTTAGAATTTGTAGCATAATGAGATTATTTATTTACATTAGTTTAGTAATTTCCCTCCTTGCGTGTAGTAAGGAGGAGATTACTTCATCTCCATATCCATGTTTAGATGGAGATTGTGATACTTTATTCTATATTGACCCAGCAGTTTCTCCTGGGGTTTATCAAGATGAAAATGGGTATTGGCATATTCAACATTGGGGATATCAATATTTTACTATTAAAGGTGAATTAGATGAAATCCATCCAGATTATATTATTAATGGTACTCCTTTAGTTGAAACTATATTCGATTCTAATTATTGGCTTTGGATAGATGGGCTTACTTTTACAGTACCTTTATATAGTGTTCTAAGTTTTTTTACTAGTGGAGATTACTTAAATCCTATTCCTGTTGGTGATTTAACTTATACTATTGAAAATATGACTGAACTTCATCCTCCACTTAATATTGTGGGTTATGAAGTTAGTAAACATCAATGTTTAGATTGTCCCTATACTCCTACATTATTAGGTACACGTAGTAAATACACTACATTTCCACAACAACAAATTTTCTTTGATAGTCAAATGGTAGGAGATACAGCTACTGTATTTATAAAAACTATATTTAATACAGATATAGGACCTAAAGTTGAAGTTGAAAAAGAATTTAAAATAGTATTTGAATGAGTTTAAGTAAAATTACAACTAAGGAGGCAAAACAGTATATCCCATTAAAAGAAAATTATGGAAATACGGATTTAGAGCATGCTAGATATTTTACCCTAACACCCAGTGAAAAAGGTGATGGATGGGAAACAGTAACGTATTATACCGATAAAAAATATGGTTTATATGCTGATAAAGGGGATGGAGATCAATGGGTTTATGTTTTATCAAACCCAACAACCCCAGGTTTACTTAAAATAGGTTATACTAAAAAGTTACCTGAAGAAAGAGCAAAACAAATATCTGCAGCTACAGGTGTTGCTTTACCCTATAAAGTAGAATGGGCTTATCAATGTTTTAATGGTGAAACTGTTGAGCGTGAAGTACACCATAAATTAAAATCCCAAAGGGTAAATAATAGTAAAGAATTTTTCCAAATTAGTTTGGAAGAAGCAAAAGAAGTAATTAACTTAATTGGAAATAAATTTAAATAAAAATGTCGAAAGAAGAACAAAGAGCGGAATTAATTAATGATTTAATTGCTGTTAATACAGTAATGGAAGAATTATGGAACTACCACCCAGATAATCCAGATAAAAAAGATGTAGTTACCGAATATAATACACTTCAGAATATTCAAAAGGATATTGAAAAAGAAATTGAGGAACTTAGTTAGTAAATTACCTTGGTGGCGGAATTGGTAGACGCGCCGGACTTAAAATCCTGTGGGCTGAAAGCTCGTGTGGGTTCGATTCCCACCCAAGGTACATATGTATAATTAAACGTTATTATGTATATTTACAATGCTAAATGTTTAAGAGTTGTTGATGGGGATACTATTGACGCTCAAGTTGATCTTGGTTTTAATACATTTAAAAAAATTAGAATTAGATTAGTAGGTATTAATACCCCAGAATCTCGTACTAGGGATTTAGAAGAAAAAGCTAGGGGATTAGCTGCTAAACAATTTGTAAAAGATATTCTTAAAAAACATAAAGATAATTTTATATTACAGTCTCAGGGTGTTGGGAAATTTGGAAGATGTTTAGGAGAAATATTTTTAGGTGATATTAAATTAAATGATTTACTAATTACAGAGGGACATGCTGTAGAATATTTTGGTGGAAAACGATGATAGATAAAGATAAGATTTTTCAATTATTTGTTGATGGAAAGGAAATAACTGATGAAAGTACAAAAAAAGAAGTATTTGATTTTATGAATGGTCCTTTTACTAAAATTGGGATGTTTGTAAAACTTATAAAAAATCATTATGTATTCCATCAAAAATTAGAAAAATTCCTTAAAAAAGAAGAACCAAATTATAATATAGAATCTACTAAAGAGGCTTCTGAATTTACAGTTTATAATAGAGCTTGGTACTATATTAAACATATTGATATAGATGAACCCGATTGTATTAATGCTATTATTAATTTTGATTCTGAGTTGTTTTATAATGCTTTAGATAGTGCAATATCTTATTTTGAAAGAATAGAAGAATATGAAAAATGCGCCCATCTTTATAGAATTCAGGAACTAGTAAAAGAAATTTAAAAATTCCGTGACTTATTCCTTTTTTTCTCGTATATTTATACCACGGGGTTTAGGAAAAAAGGGGGATAGATAAAGGATGTAAAATAGGGGGTAAAAATACCTCGGTTATAAATAAATAAAAATATGAGAAATAAAGATTACGTTATAAGGTTATTAGAAAAATTAGAGGGTAAATTATCACAATTAGATTTTATGACTTCTAGACAAGAACCATTAGAAAATTTCAAAAATAAAATTACTGAAAGTAAAGAAGTAATTGAAAATATTAAAACTGAAGTCAATAGATAAAATATTAATAAATTAGGTTATGAAATTATCAGCAGAGCAAATCCAAGCAAATTGGGAAAGATTCCTATCTAACATTGAAGAACACATCCCAGGAAATAGAGGAGAACAATTACTTAATTTCTATAAACGTTATGAGGAACGTATAATCCTAATGCCAGCTGCTCATAAAAAAGAGTATCATGGTGCATTTCCAGGAGGTTATGTTGCTCATGTTAATAGAGTGGTTGATGGTGCCCTTCATTTATATGACACTTGGGATCATTTTGGAGCAGATATGACTACATTTACTAAAGAAGAATTAGTATTTTCTGCTATTAACCATGATTTAGGTAAACTAGGAGATAAAGACCATGACGCCTATATCCCACAGACTGATCAATGGAGAAAAGATAAATTAGGTGAAGATTATATGTTTAATAAGAAATTAGCGTTTGCATCAGTACCTGATAGGGGTTTGTTTTTATTACAACAGCATGATATTTCTTATACGTTTAACGAAATGATAGCCATTCAAACACATGATGGTCTGTATGACGATGCTAATACTAAATATTTAAAAACATTCATGCCAGAACAAAAACCACGTACTTCACTTCCATATATTCTCCACCAGGCAGATTTAATGGCTGCTCGTATAGAATTTGAACAAGAATGGTTACCTAAATTAAAGGGAGAAAATAGCGTGGAGCCCCAAAAGAAAAATTTTACATTGAAGTCGAAAACAAATTCGAAATCTAAGGCATTAAATACATTATCAAGCCCTGGATTAAAGAATATGCTAGATAACTTATGATATTAGAAATTATAATTGGAATTTTAGGTTTTTTAGTCGTTATCCTTGGATATACGACTTTTAACCTTTTACGTAAAAATGAAAGAGCAGAGGACATTTTAGTTCAATATAATGAATATCTAACAGAATTAAATAAGCAAATTACATATACTAGTAAGCGCCTTAAAAAAATAGACGAAAAAGGTATTTTTGAAAGCGATGATGAAATTGGTTGGTTTTTCAAACAAATAAAAAATTTACAAGAAGGAATAGATAGATTCCGAATCAACTAACCAATGGTAAGAAAAAGAAGAAAAAAGAGTAAAAATTACTTTACTCAGGAGACAGAGGACTATATTGTAAGATATAATAATGAACCAGATCCAGAAGTAAGAAGTAAGATATATGAAGACCATATCCATTATCCTTTCTTTAAACTCACCCAAAATATCATTCATACATTTAAATTTTACCATACAGAAGTAGAAAATTTAGAACATCTACAACATGAAATAATTACATTTCTTTTATCTAAAATGCATTTATTTGACCCATCTAGAGGAGCAAAAGCATATTCTTATTTTGGAACTATAGTTAAGCGTTGGTTAATATTATATAATACTAAAAATTATAATAAAAAGATTAAAAAAGTAGGAGTGGATGAATTAGTTAAAGAAAATTCCTCACACACTTATAATATGGGGGATGATAAAATAAAAAGTGATTTAGATAAATATGTAGATATTTTTGTTACCCATGTATCAGATAATATACTTGAATTATTTCCTAAGAAAAATGATGCCCAAATAGCAGATGCAATTTTAGAGTTATTCCGTAAAAGAGAATCATTAGAAGTTTTTAATAAAAAAGCACTTTACATATACATAAGAGAAATGGTAGATGTAAAAACTCCTAAAATAACCAAAATAGCTGATAAACTTCATGACATATTTAAATCCCAATATATATTTTATTTAGAAAACGGGTATACTAGATTCTAAACCTTATCTATATCCATATTTATAATCAAAAACATTATGGGAGCATTAGATAACATTGTATTTAAAAAGAAAAAATTCTCTGATATTCTTAGTGAGATTTATGACAATCAAAAAAGAAAAGAAGCCCAAATCACTGGTCTGATTTCAGAACTAAAACCACTTATAAACGATATAGGTGACGCTACTTTAATCGTTCCATTAATTAAAGAATATATGGAAATTGGCGTTCGTAACGATGAACAATTAATTAAAATGGCTACTATAGTACAACGTGCGCTTAATAATAGTGGTGGTGAAGATTCACTAGGAATAACAGATGAAGAAAAAGCTGAACTAATGGCTGAGTTAGATAAGCTTAACGAAAATTTCGAACAAAATAAAGATGGCAAATAATTTAGGATTTAGTGGATTAAATAATACCCTTAATTCTCAAGACCCAACCCAAGAAATTTTTCAAAATTTAGATATTTTAAACTCTAAATTTATTACGGGTAGAGTTACAGATATTATTATTAGTAATACCCATCCCTTATTTGATGATTACGGGGGGTGGAATGGTTTAGGTACTATATTTTTTGAATCAACGGATAATTTAACCCCTATTGATTCTTCAAAAAATTCTGTCGCATATCCATTAATACCCTATTTAAAAAATTATCCTTTAGTTAACGAAGTAGTAATGATTTTCCAATTACCTTCTACTAATGTAAATCCACTAAATAATAATTCTTTATCTAATCAATATTACTATTTAAATCCTATTAGTCTTTGGAATAGTACACATCATAATGCGTATCCTAATACATTCCAATCTAGTACATCAAACCCCCCACAAAAAAGTTACCAAGAAATAGAAGGAGGTTCCCCTAGAATTACAACCCAAAACCAACCAGAGGTAAATTTTAATAGTCCTTTAGTAGGGGGGACATTTGAAGAAAAATCAGATATCCATCCTCTATTACCTTATGAAGGAGATATTATAACAGAAGGAAGATGGGGAAATTCTATTAGATTAGGTAGTACAGTTTCAGGGTCTACAAATACAGAAAATTATCAAAGTACATGGTCTAATGTAGGTGATAATGGAGATCCTGTTACTATTATAAGAAATGGTCAACCAACAGATGCTAGTAAAACAGGATGGTTACCAATTATAGAAAATATAAATAAAGATTTATCATCAATTTATCTTACTTCATATCAAAAAATCCCCCTAAAAGCATCAAGTGAAAACTTTTCAGCATTATCACCAACCCCATTACTACCAAGGGAATATTATAATCCCCAAATTATATTAAATTCAGGACGTTTAGTGTTTAATGCTTCTAAAGATAGTATTATTTTAAGTGCCCAAGATTCAATTGCTCTTTCTTCTAATAACCAAATAGGAATAACTTCTAATAATGTTAATATAGCAGCAGATAGTATAAAAATTGGAGGACCAGATGCAACAGACCCTGCTTTATTAGGTGGGGCATTTATTAATCAATTTAGAGAACTAGTTGAACAAATTCAAACATTAGCTTATGCTTGTTCTGGTTTGGAAGGATATGATAGTGAAGTAACTAATATAGAAACATCTGGTATAGATGTTGCGGGTCAATCTTTAGATGAAGTGTGTCAAAATATTTTAGATTTATTACCCAATGAAAATAAAATTACTTCTCCACTTTTATCTAATACAATTAGATTAAAATAATTATGTCAATAGCAACTCAAACATATTTAGCTTCTTCTTCAACCATTACTGATGGTGTTAATGAGGTTGGAGTAGTTAATATACTAACCCTTGATGATGGGGCTCTTCAAACAGAAACAGTTCCCACAGCTGAGGGTGTGGAAACTTTTTATTCATCCCCACAATTTAGTATTCCCAATGACGAATTAATTATTGACGCTATACAGCAATTAGAAATAAATACAAATGTAGCCCCTGATACCTATGTAATAAAGGATACACAATATTTTAATGTTCCAAATACTATAAAAAAAGAATTTATTATTAAAGGAACAATAATTGATTTTTATCAAAATATCCCAATAAAAGGAGCTAATGTTATATTACCCCTTCCTGGGACTAAATTTAATACTAAAACAGACAAAAACGGTAAATTTACTATTAAAGCAATCTACCCAGTTAATAAAAACACAGAAGTAGCTACATTACGTCCCCCTATTCTAGTAACAGCCGAGGGATATATACCTAAAAAACTAACTCCTTATGCCCTAGATCAAACTGTAAGAGAAGATCTAAATACAACACAATTAAAATCCACAGAAGGATTAATAGAGGAAGAAAAAGCTAAGGTAGCAAAAATTAAGAAAAAAACCATTACATTAATTCAAGCTTTAAAGGCATCAAAATTAAGTATAAAAATATTAATAAAATCTTTTATTTCAGTTCTTAAACAAAGATTAATACCTTTTATATTAGCTTTATTAGGTCCTTTTTTAATAGGTAAAATTGGCGATATTTTAGCATCAAAAATTTCAGTAGATGATGCTCAGGGGGAATGTCCATCACCTGAAGAAGTTGCTAGGATAAGAGCACAAAGAAACAAAACAGTAAGAGAATTAAATAATATCTATAGTGTAGTAGACACAGCTCTTACAGTTGCGGGGATTTTAGGTGGATTAGCTATTATTTTAAAAGTAGCAGCAGGAATTATAAAAAATATCCCCCTACCAACTTCAGTCCCTCCTGGTATTGGTTTCCCAACTAGTTTAATTTTAAAATTCCAAGAATTAATTACAAAATTAGAAGGGGTAGCTGAAAAAGTAATTACTATATCTTTAGGCATAAGTGCAGTATTATTAGTACTTTCTTCACTGTTATTACAAGCACTTAGATTATTAAAATTATTAGATCAACAGTTAGAAAGATGTAGTGCTGAAGGTGATTTAGAAGCTGTTTCATTTGAAGCTATACTAATAGATGAAGAATCACAACAACCAGGGGATGATATAGTAAATGGTTTTAAATTAGGAATTAAAACTGATGACAAAACACCAATAGGAGAATTAAAAAGAAGATTTGCCATAGCAACTAATGCCCAAGGGGTAGTAGTGTTAAAAGGAGAACCATCATTTAGTGCAAGTGAACAAATCCTTAAAGATGAACTTGCATTTTATATACGATCAAATAATTTAAAAGCTAACTAGTTTAATATTTATAATAAATCATTATATATGAAAGTAAGTCAATTAAAATCAATTGTAAAAGAAGCTGTAAAAGAAGCTATTCAAGAAGAAATGAAAGACATTTTGCTTGAAGCGGTACGTGTACCAAGAGCTGTTGTAAAAGAAACAGTTACCCAAGAATCTCTTCCTAAAGCTGATAAAGCTCAATTAAGAGAAAACATGATGAATGTATTAGGAAGTATGAGACCTGGTGCAGATGGTAATATAAATGCAACAACTGCTAATATGCCATTACAAGTTAGTTCATTTGGTGATACCACATCTCCTAATGGTAAATTACCTGAAGGAAATGTAAGTATGGATCAAATTATGGGATTAATGAATAAATAATTTATTAAATGGCATTTGGAGCAACTAGAATATTCCCAAACGATCAAAGGCCTAGAGTAGCCATTGGTTTTAACCTTCCTATGAATGAGGCAGGGGTATTTACTTCTAATTACCAAACAAAACAAGCTATAAAAAGCAATCTAATAAATTATTTTTTAACAAACCCAGGGGAAAGACCAGGCAATCCAGCATTTGGTGCGGGGTTAAGAAATTTTATTTTTACTCAAATTGACAATCAGGATTTATCTTTTATAAAAGAAGATGTACAATCAAAAATAACGGAATTTTTCCCTGATGTTGAAGTAAGTGAAATAACAGTTTTACCAACTGAAACATCAAATACAATTAAAATAAATATAAATTATAGTGTAAGAGACACAGGAATAAACGATGCACTATCATTAAGCTTTAACTAATGGCAGTAAGAAGAACAATAAATTATTTAAATAAGGATTTTAGTGATTATAGGTCTCAACTTATAGATTTCTCACAGACATATTTTCCTAATACTTATACAGACTTTTCGGAAGCATCCCCAGGAATGATGTTTATGGAACAAGCATCTTACATAGGTGATGTTTTATCCTTTTATATAGACAATCAAGTTCAAGAAAACTTCCTACAATACGCAAGACAAACAAGCAATTTGTACGATTTATCTTACATGTATGGTTATAAACCAAAAGTAACAGGATTAGCTTCAGTAGACTTAGATTTTTACCAATTAATCCCTTCAGTAGCATCCTCAAGTGGAGCAGATACAATTTATGTTCCTAATTATGATTATGCCATTTTTATTGATGCTAATACTACTTCTCAAACAGAACAAGGAACTTCTTTTATTATAGAAGATGCCATTGATTTTACAGTTTCTAATTCCTTAGATCCTACAGAAATATCTGTAGCCCAAGTAACAAATGATAACCCAGATTATTTTTTATTAAAGAAAACCAGAAAAGCACTATCTGGAGAAATAAAAACAGTAACTTTTCCATTTACTACCCCACAAGAATTTCCAACAGTTTTAATTAATGATCAAAATATAGGAGGTATTATTGACTGTTTTGATACTGAAGGATATCAATGGTATGAAGTAGATTATTTAGGGCAAGAACAAGTTTTTGATAGTATTAAAAATACTAATACTAATGATCCTAACAATTATACTGAAAGTGACGATACTCCTTATTTACTCCAAACAAAACAAGTACAAAGAAGATTTAATACTAGATTTTTAAGTAGAGAACAATTACAAATACAATTCGGATCAGGAAATCCATCTGATACAGATGAAGAAGTTATACCAAATCCAATGAATGTAGGTTTAGGATTACCTTTTGAACGTAATAAGTTAACAACAGCTTATAGTCCTACAAATTTTATATTTACTAACACATATGGAATTGCCCCAAGCAATACTACTTTAACATTAAGATACTTAAAAGGTGGGGGTGTTTCTTCTAATGTAGCTGCTAATACAATAACAACATTAAATACAAATTTATCTAAATTTTTAAAACAAAGTTTAGTGTCAAATACTGCCCAATATATTTTTAATTCTTTACAAGTAAATAACCCAAGAGCAGCTAGTGGGGGTATGGATGGGGACACGGCAGAAGAATTAAGGCAAAATTCTATATCCCAAATATCAAGCCAGCTAAGAAATGTAACGGCAGATGATTATTTAGTTAGAGCTTTAAGTATGCCTCCAAAATTTGGTATAATTTCAAAGGCAATAACCCAAAAACCAACAGCGGCACAATCAGATTCTACTTTGTGTATTTATGCTTTATCGCAAGATAGTAATGGAAATTTAACAACTCCTTCAAATGCATTAAAAAATAATCTAAAAACCTATATCAATCAATACAGAATGATAGGGGATTCAATTGATATTAAAGATGCTTTTATTATTAATATTGGTGTTAATTTTGAAATTGTAACATTACCTAATTATAATAATAACCAAGTAATGGCAAATTGTATAAGTGAACTTAAAGCATTTTTTAATATAAATAATTGGCAAATAAATCAACCAATAATTTTAAAAGATATTAGCGTAATATTAGATAATGTACAGGGGGTTCAAACAGTTAATAATATAACAATAGTAAATAAAGCGGGTACAGTAGCTAATTACTCTCAATATGCTTATGATATATCATCTGCATCACAAAATGGAACAATTTTTCCTTCTATAGACCCAATGATATTTGAAGTAAAATTCCCAGATACTGATATTATAGGTAGAATTGTAAGTCTTGGTCAAACTAGTACACTTAGTGGTGGAGGTAGAAACTATTAAAAAATAAAAAATGGCAGTATATAAAATTTTTCCATTACAAGACGCAGCATTATATTCAAGATATCCTGAAATGAATACCGGGATTGATTCAATATTAGAAATATCAAACCTTAACCCTTCAACGGTTTCTACTCCTGTAGTAGCTAGATCTATAATTGAATTTGACCAATCAGAAATTAATAGTGCTATAGATACCCTTAATACAGGATCAACTGCAATTTCTGCTAGCTTAAGATCATTTATAGCTAACGCAGAAGGAGTAGTAATGCAATCAGATTTATACGTTTACCCAGTTTCGGGTTCTTGGAATAATGGTAGTGGTGAATTTTTAGATAATCCCCATACTACTAATGGAGTTAGTTGGGAATTTAGATCTAATTCTGGTTCTAATGCTTGGACAACTGAAAGCTTTGCAGAAAATGTAACAGGATCTTACATATCTGCTTCACCTGGAGGAGGTACTTGGTATACGGCTTCTTCAGACACTAACCTTACTTTAGAAGTAAGCCAATCTTTTAACCTTAGAACAGAAAAAGACATTAATATTAATGTAACTGATATAGTTAAAACTTGGTACTCAAGTTCTAAATCAATAGCAGGAACTTATACTAATATAGAAAATAATGGGTTTTTATTAAAATGGAGTGATGATATTGAATTTGATTCTAATTTATCAACTCAACCTAACATGCAATTCTACTCAGTTGATACAAACACTATATACCCTCCTCAATTGGAAATTAAATGGAGAGATTTTGTGTATAATACTGGTAGTTTACCTGTTATTAATACCCCTGATTTATTTGTTGCAGTGGATAATAACCAAGGAATATTTTATAGTGAAAGTATTAATAATTTTAGATTAAATGTTAGACCAGAATTTCCAGTTCGTACATTCCAAACAGCTTCATTATATACTACAAATCACGCTTTACCAACCTCTTCTTATTATGCTATTAAAGATTTAGATACAAATGAATTTATTATAGATTTTGATACTGAATTTACACAAATTAGTTGTGATGAAAGTGGTAGTTATTTTACAATTTATATGAACGGTTTAGAACCAGAAAGATATTATGAAATTTTAATACAAACTACAATTAATGGGAATACTATAGTAAAAGATGATCAGTATTATTTTAAAGTTGTAAATGGGTAATCATGATTCAAACAAAAAATGTAGATTTAATAAAAGAAGTTTTTGATAAAAACCAGTATGAACAAGTAATTGATACTAGTTTTTCTCAATTGGGAGTACCTTCAATTAGTTCAAGTGCAGAAAATCAAGTAAGCGTTGAAGAATTCTTTGGATATTACAATAATCTTTTTTATGATATACCCGCAACTGGTGAAACTAATTCTCATGAATTTTTAGTTAAAAATAGTGGTAGATATATTAATTTTGATCAAATATCAGATGAAATTAGAGCACTACAAGAAGAAATTACAGGACTAAGGGAAGATTTGCTAGCAGAACAAATAAAAGTAGCAGAACTAGAATCTGGTATAACAATAGATACTGGTTCATTAGATTTAGGAACTAATACCTCAATTGTAGGTAGTAACATAGTTAGTAGTGGGGGTTCAACAGCAACCGGTACTTCTAATTTAAATACAAGCTATTAATAAATGAAAGAACAAATAATAATCCAATCAGTATCACCAGATACTTTTGAATTTCAGGACTATTCTAGTAGTGATCAAACTTTAATTACTACTAATGAACTAGATACTGTATTTTCAGGTTCTATAGATTATATTGAAGCTTATGTTTTTGATGCTAATAAAGTATCAATAACTAGTGCTGTTCCTTTTACTAATTATAAAGTTACAGAAGGAAATGTTGTGTTAAATCCTTCTGAAGATTTAGAAAGATTTGGATTTGATGTTGGTGAATATTTTATATCTTATGAATTTTATAGACCTAGATTAGGTTCAACATTAAACACTACATATTACATTAGTGAAATTAGTTCTGATAGGACTGAAATAAGATTAGATACAACAGTAATAGATAACGCTTTAGTAATAAGTTCAAGTTTAGAATTTATAGAATATAGAGATACTGCTGAATATTTTGTAGACTTTTTTCTTAATTTTGGTGATAACCAACAAATTATAGCTAATAACTTAGAATTAGATACTACAGATGAAAATAATCCTACTTTATTAGTTAAATTATATGACCCACTCCCAAGTGAATTTGATTTAAAATCAGTTTGTAGTGTAGTAGAAGAAATTTCAACCCCACAATCTTATAAAGTTACATTCCCTCCTTTAGAATTTACTCAAGATGATTTTACTTATATATCGGGACCAAATTATAGCCTAAATATTAAAGGACAATCAGGTACTCCGGGTATGGATTTTTCTTATTCAACCCTTATATCATCTGATGTAACTAGTTCTACTAATCAAATTGATAGTTTATTAAATAAAAAAGAAATTGAGATAAGTGTAGATTATGAAGATTATAATGATTTTATTTATTTTTCATCTGCATATACTAGACTTCAAAACTTTTATTATAAAGTAGGATTAATTCAATCTGCAAGCGCCCAATTAGGATCTATTACTTCAGCAACAACAGGATCAGTAGTTTATAGTGCTAGCCAAGCAACATTATCTAATATAGTTTCTGATACTATTAAAAACTTTGATGGATATGAGTATTTCCTTTACTTTAATAGTGGTTCACAATATTCTTATCCAAAATCTAATAGTGAACCTCCATATATTTTATATCCAACAGGGAGTACAGAAGCTTTAAATTGGTTAGGATCTACTGATGCTAGCAGTGCTTATTATGGAGGGCAAGCAGTATCTGCTTCTAATTATGATGAAAATAACCAAGATTCATTATATTATGCTATCCCTGAATATTTGAGAAGCGATCCCCAAAATGCTAAATATGAATTATTTGTTGATATGGTTGGTCAACATTATGATAATATATGGCTTTATACTAAAAATATTACTACAAAATTTGATGCGGATAATAGATTAAATTATGGTATTTCCAAAGACATGGTTGCAGATGCAATTAGAGATTTTGGTGTAAAACTTTATTCTAATAATTTTAATACTGATGATTTATATGTAGCCTTTTTAGGATTAACTCCATCTGGTAGTTCATTCCCTTTCCCATATATAACAGGTAGTACACCCGCAGATACTGGGTATGAGTATGTAAATTCTCAAATATCTGCTTCAAATGATATAATCCCACTAGACGATATAAATAAACGTTTATATAAACGAATTTACCATAATATACCATATTTACTAAAAACTAAAGGTACAGTAGCTGGTTTAAGAGCATTAATTACATCCTATGGAATCCCAGATACAATTTTAAGAATAAATGAATTTGGAGGTAAAGATAGAAATAATTCTCAAGATTGGGATTTAAAACAAGATTTTTATAATGTAGGACTAAATACAACTAGTTCAGCATTTACATCTTCATTTGTACTAAACAGTGCTTTTTCTTCATCAATCATTCCTCCTTCATCGGATCCAACTCCAATTGTTTCACGACCAGGAGCTATGCAATTTAGATTTAAAACTAATGGTATTCCATCAGCTTCAAATTCGCCAACAACTCAATCTTTCTTTGAAACTGATTCAACTAGTACAGTTGCTATGGGCATCGAATATAATGAAGCATTATTAGTTACAGGTTCATATTCTGGTTCAGTCGAAAGTCAATATAAAAATTATGGAACTATAAAATTTTGGCCTAATATTGATACTAACCCTACTAACTATGCCTCTTTATATTTACCATTTTGGGATGGGAATTGGTGGTCAGTACAAGTAAATAGAAATTCAGAAAATGCAACATTTACTTTACTTGCAGCTAATAAAATAGGTGAAAACTTAGGGTTTACTGGAAGTGATACCATTAGTGCTGATTTAGGTCCTTGGAATAGTTCTGATTCTATACTTTGGTTACCTCAAACTTATAAACAATTTGCAGGAATATATTATTTCCCTCTTACAGGTTCACTTCAAGAAGTAAGATATTATACAGAAGCTATAAGTGAAAGTATTTTCCATGATTACGCAATGAATCCATATTCATTTGAAGGAAATAGTACTAATAGTGCCCCTGATAAATTAGCCTTCAGACTATCGTTAGGAACATTATTAAATACAGGATCATATGAAGATTCAATTCATCCTAAAATAACTGGATCATGGATTACTACTTCTTCTTTTAATGGACAAAGCTCAGCATCATTTTCAGGAACACCAACTTGGTTAAATAATGTAGAAGATATTTATCTTGACCAAACACCTTCAGGAATAAGAAATAGAGTTACAGATAAAATTCAAACTGAAGAATTAATATTACCTGAAGGAGATACTTTATCTGCTTATAGATCAGTCCAACAAAACTCTTATTCAAGTGGTAGTTTTACTCCTAGTGTTAATTATTTAGAAGTAGCTTTTTCACCCCAAGATCAAATTAATGATGATATAACAGCCCAAATGGGTTACTTTAATTTAGGAGATTATATAGGAGACCCTAGATTAATATCATCATCAGCTACAAGTTATCCTGACTTAGATTTATTAAGGGATGCTTATTTTGAAAAGTATATTACAAATTATGATTTAACTGATTTTATTAGGTTAATTAAATTCTTTGACAATTCATTATTTAAAATGATAGAAGATTTTACACCTGCAAGAACTAGTTTATCATCTGGGGTAGTAATAAAACAACATTTATTAGAAAGAAATAGACAACGTCCTGCAATTGTAACATCTTCATTTGAACAATTTTCGGGATCAGTTAAAAATTTACCAAAAGATTACAGTACAGGTTCTTCAGATCAACCACAATATGCAACCTCAGGATCTGCTATTTATGTATTTAAAGGAGGAACAGGTGGTTCATTTGAGCCTTTTAATGGGTTACAAACTTACCCATCAGGTACTTTAGGAATTGGTCCTGATAATAGATATTTCTTAACTCAAAGTTGGGAAGAATCATGGATGACTTTTTCGGGATCTGCTCCTATTCAAAGAGTTGATCAAAGAGAATTTTATAATGGGGAATTTAGTGGGTCAATTATACCAGTAGGAATAGAAGATATTTGTAGTGCTTATTTTAAACCTGGAATGCAAGAATATAGGTATGTTCCTGTATTTTGGAGTGCAGATGGCAATAATTCAACATTAACTATTAGTGAATCAGAATTTTTATCTCCTACAAACCAACCTCCAACAGGGTATGTTTGGTTTTGGAATAATGGAGATAATATTGTTTACATTAAACTATCATTAGAAAGTTATAATGGTATTAATATTTCAACTTTTATACAAAATGTAGAATATGTTACCTTCCAGTTTACAGCTCCAGTAGATAGTAATGGAGAATTTATAGTTCCAAATACACCCCAAACTTTTTACTTAGAATCTATTGTAATACAACCTGGGACATCAGCAGTCCCTCCAGGGGTTGGAGATGCATTAGCATATACAGTACCAGGAATTTCTTCAACAGTAGTTTCCTCTGCAGATGCTTCATTTTATAATTTTAATTTTTCAGCAAGTGGGGATTATCAATGGCATGCTACACAAAACACAGCTACAGATCCTAACCCAGTATTAGATACTGGAATTTCTGCCTCTGTACCACAAGGTTATTTTCCGTTAACAGCAGATTACCCAACTGAATCTTTCTTTAGAGGATGGGCTTCATCTAATTTTTATACAAATGGTACTTATAATTCCTATAATGGAATTTTATATGATCCTTTAGATAATTTCAATACAGGATCTCATGAAAGAGATAATACAGATACTACTTTATTAAGTGGTGTTGATCCTGCAAGTAATTTCCCATGGTTTATGAATGCCGGAGTTGAAGGTGAAGGATTAAGTTGGATACAAGTCCCATCAGAATCATTCCTAGATTATGCTAATATACCTGATTCAACAGTAGGACCTGTTGCTACAAATAATTATTTTAATATAGCTTGGACAAGCCAAAGCTCAGCTGAATCCCCAGCAATACAAGGAGTAAATTATTATTATAATGCTAGTAATAATGCTATTTATATGTCTGGTTCAGAATATCAAAATGAACTTAAAATTATAAATCCATTATATTCTAGTAGTTTAATGTTTAAAATTAGTGGAACTAGCCAACTTTCAAGCACTGCTACATCATATACTCCATTAGGTCAAACTAATTTAGTTATTCCTATTGACCCATCAAGAGGTCAAGAATTATGGGTTTACAGAGGAGAATCATTTGCCCCAGTTGCAGACTCAAATGCTTGGAGATATAATAGATATATCCATAGACCTTATAAGGTATACTACCTAACAGAAACAGGATCTGGTTCTCCATCTGATCCTTATGGTGAATATGATCCTATGGTAAGATTACCTTTAGCACCTAATCCACTTGATAGACCTACTCCATATACTACTATATGGCATGGTGAAACTGTAACTATGTTAGGTACTCAAGGAGATTCAATTCAAAGAGCATACCAAAAACCATTAAATGCAACAGAAACCCTTCCATCACTTGAAATGGTATCTGGTAGTTTTAATGTATTTAGTAGTTTAAGACAAGTAAAACCATTTATATTTACAACTTATAAAATAGTAAAACCAAACCCACCAGTAGGAGGTGCTATTGGTAGTGGATCATTTGTTTCAATTTCACAATCAGATGGAACACCATTTGCAAGATTACAAATGTTCCAATACCAAAACCCAAATTTAATTCTTTGTCAATACCAATTATATATGGTTCACCAAGTTGGTGGAGGATCTACTACTATAAATTATTTTGATGGTGATGGAATTCAACGAAGTGAACAAGTTAATGCTGGAGAATTTTTTGCATGGTGTGTTGATGGTTTATTAGTTGCCCCATATCCTGGTGGTCAATATTACCAAATAGACTCAACTTCCGGAGGTGGGCTTTTAGTTGGAGATTTTTATGATTCACCTATATGGAATTCATTTAGCCCACCAGCGGAATCAACTTTTGAAAATTGTAACCAATATTGTTTATCAGAAACAGATGGTAGTTCAGGTACACTAAGTGTTACATCAGAAAACACTCAACCTTATTTTTATTATCCTCCTTTCAAAACATTAAATGCTCCAACTGTAGGTCATCAAAATGGTCAGTATAATATTCCATATGGTGGAAACTTTGATGGACTAAATACTTCTTCCTTATCACTAACAACAGGAACTTCTCCATTTGGTAATAATTTTCAACCACAAGGGTTAGTATTCCCTCCTGGTAGTTATATTTTTACTATGAGTGCATTTGATACAAATCAAATGGAAGGTGGAAAAACTGAATTTGGTTTATGGACAACTTATGGAGATTATGCTCAATATGATTTACAACATCTTGATGGATCAGGAGTAAGTTCTTATACCTTTAATTATACAGATCAACAAGGCAACTCAGTAAATAATACTATTGGAGAAGATAATGAAGCTTACGTATTTGCACAATTAGGTACACCAAATGTATCAGGAATTTTTGATCCAGATTATGTTGTAACTAGTTCAATCTCAACTCGTTATGCTTCAGGTGTAGCTTTACCAAGTTCTTTTGCTACTAAAGTAGTTGATGCCTATTTAGTTTATTCACAATCGGCTTCAGGTAGTTTAGATGGTGGATACTTATTTGATGTAGTTCCTACTTTAACTAATATATCATTTACAGCTTCAGTTGTAGTGAGTTCATTTACAGATGCTCAATCAGCCCTTTATGGTAATGCTATATATGGAACAGATGAATATGGAGGTGGAAATAGTGGAGGAGGAACAACATGGACAACAGCATCTATACACCTATATTCTGGATCGGCTAATAATTTCCCAAATAAAATGCCTGTAATTGGCGATGGTAATATTTTAGCTTCTACTAGTTCTTATAGTCTAACCCACCATGAAGGAGAAAGAATAACTTTAATGGCAGATTTCCCTGCTGGTAGCTTTGAATATAATGAAGTATTAAAATTAGCTTTAAAAGTTGAAAGTGGGTCAAATGCATCTTCTGTTGTACAAAATTCATTAGTAGTAACAGAATATAGTATGAGCTTTTCAAGTTCATATGATCCAACAATAGATCCTTCTATCCCAACTGTATTTGATAGTGATAATAACTTTGCATTAGCTTATGATTGCCAACCTTTATTAAATAACTACCAGGACGGAAGATTAAATCTTAGATTACAAGATATAGATTATAATGATGGAATTTTAACACCTAGTAATTTCCAACAAATTATAGAATTTTCAGCTTCTAGAGCATCTGTACCTGAATCTAATTATACAGCTATAAGATCAAGAGGACCAAGGTATATTGGAAAACAAAGCACATCAGCAATAATAAACCAGTGGAGTGCCGGGGATGCAGGTTCATATGGTAAATTACCTAATGTAGAAATTGCAAGAGCATACACGACATATTTTAATGCTCTTTCAGACCCTTATCCTTTATTAAATAATAAAGTACAATATAGTTTACAATATTTAATTGGACAAGATGGAGATATTTCTCAACCAAAATTATCTAATACTTCTATTTATAATATACAAGGAACTTTTGATGAGTGGGGAATAAATAGAGTTGTTGAAAATCCTCCTTATACATCAAGTGGGGTTGTTTCATTAGTAAACCCTGATGATAATAATTTATTACCATTACAAGGAGAAGTTCCAATATATAAAATAGGACAAAGATTAGTACCTGTAATTTATACCCAACAATCAGGAGTATTTCCTTTTATGATACCTGGAGAAACTGCAGGTGTGTTAACAGCATCTATTCAATTAATAGGTAATGAACCTGTTGATGTAAATATTCAACCAGAATTTAATAATTATACTTCTACGGCTATTGGAGAAAGTTCTCAATCTGGTAACCAAAGTACTTTTGGTCCTGTAACATTTAAAGCAAATAATGTCACACCGTCATCAGATGGAAACTCCTCAGCAACATCCCCAACAAGGAATGTTACAGCATCTGTTACTAATACAGGAACAGGCTTACCTGTGTATCAAACTTCTACTGGTGCCTCACATGGATTTTTAACAATTCCAGTTACAGATGGTACAGCATTTGCTGCAGACACTGGTATTACCCCTGGTACTGGTAATGATTTATCACAACCTTATGATTTAAACTTTAGTTTAGGTATTGATACAACACCACTAACATATAGAGTACAAACCACAAACCCAAATAAATCAAACAACTTCAATACAAATCCAAATGTTGGGTCCTTAAATGTTATACTTGATAGAAAAGAAAATTATGCATCTGGTGTTTTTGCAGGAGCAAGACTCCAAAATGTTAAAGTAACATTTACTAATTATTATTCTGCAATAGGTGGTTCAAATAGACAAGTTACATTTGATTATGGGTCAGCAGCATCACAATTTGTAGAAGTAAACGCTGGTTCAGGAACAGGAGGTGTCACAGTTAGGTTTAATACAGATATTATTGAAGAAATTATAACAGATGTAGGTGAAAGTGCAAAGGCAGTATCAGATGGTGGTGGTTTATTAAAACAAAGATGGACAATATCAGCTAAATTAAGACAAACAGGTGGTGGAGGATTTTCCGCATATCCTGCTAATCCTTTAAAACAAGGACAACAATTTAGAATAGAAGCATCCGGAGATTTTATAACAGGAGCTTCACAATTTAATGCTAATTTAAATCCTAAATTTTTCCCATCAGCTCAAGATGGTTCAGCTTTTTATAAATTAGAGCTACAAGGTAGATCTAGTAACCCTATTGAAGATGCAATAGCACCATTCTGGGAATTTTCGGGAAGTTCTCAATCTACTTTAATTTGTGTTTCACCTCAATTAAATAAAGCATACGGTAGAGATTTTAAACAAAAAGATTTAATTTATACCGCAAGTCAAAATAAAGATTTCCCTGGTGGGTTAGAACCATTCTATACTTCTTTTCCAACTGTACAAGAAAATTGGAGTGTACAACAAGGAGATCAAATTAGATTTAAGAATGACGAGGAACATGCTTATACTATAACTAATGTAACAACCCCAGAAGCAAATACGGATAGTAACACTTGGGTTGATAATTTCCCTTCATTAATAATTGAAGTTGATGGGGATATTCCTACAAGTTTTGATCAAAGATATACAGCTTCTTTAAATATTTTAGGTAGAGCTCTTAACCCATTATTTAGTCAATCTTTATTTGATACTGGCCCAGAAACGGTAGTTCCCCAATATGAAGACATATTAGTTGATGGAGCAAGAATTGTAAGAGGGTTAGATTTCTTTGTACTTAGAAGATTTAAAGATGATGCTGGGGTTATAATAATGGATCAACAAGTTCCTTATAATAATCCACCTAATACAGGTTCATCAGCTGGATTTATATTTCCACCATACCCAACGGAACCTTTATCAGTAGAACCAGATAATTTATTAGAAGACCTTAGAAATAATAAACTAATTGAATAAAATTATAATTTAACATATTTATAACATATAACAATATTTATATAAAAATACACAATGGGATACTTAAACAACGCAGTAATAACAGTAGATGCTATTCTCACAAGAAAAGGTAGAGAAACATTGGCTGCTAATGATGGTTCATTTCGAATTACCCAATTTGCTTTAGCTGATGATGAAATAGATTATACATTATATAATCCTACACATCCCTCAGGTTCTGCTTATTACGGTGAAGCAATCGTAAATCAACCTTTATTAGAGGCATTTCCTTTAGAAAGCCAAATAATGAAATATAAACTAACAACGTTACCTAGAGGTACAGCTAAAATGCCAGTATTAAATCTTGGATATGCAGCAATTACTCTTCAACAGGGTGCTCAATTAGCAATTACTCCTCAAACATTAAACTATTTAGGTAATGATCAAACATTTGAAACAAGCGGATATTCAGCTACAATTGGTGATGTAAGAACTATGGCTTCATTTGAAGGTTTAGGTATCCAATCTACAGCAGCAGCTGATGCTAATGCTACTGCAACAACAACAATTGGAACAAATGTATCTGCAACAGTAATTGGTACTCAAATTAACTTAAGAGCTACTACTGTTAACACTTTATTTGGTAATCAAACATCATTAGTTACAACTTTAACTGTAATTGGTTTAGATAGTGGGGCAAGAATAACAGTTCCTGTAACAATAACTAAAACCGCTACTTAAAAAAATATTATAAATGAGCTTTAAAAGATTAGATCCAGAAGATTTTGTAGTAAGTGCAGATGCTGTTTCATCAACAGTTTGGTCTGGGAATGTTCCTAACTTAACTACTTTTTTCACCTCTTCTACCCAAGAAACAGGACAATCAGGTGAATATTATTTAAATGTATTAAACACGGCCTCAGATGAAGCTAGTTCTGCTATACAATATGCAATAGCTTATGGTGATGATACAGGTGGAGGAGCAGCAGCATATAATTATGCAGTTAATTCCTATTCTCCTTCTACTACAATTTATGGTTCCTATAGAACCTTAGTTTTAGAAGATGAAAATGCAGAATTTATTTTTGGTGATGTATCTGGTTCCTATTTTTATGCCCTAAGTGTAGATAGAGCTCGTTATAAAGAATCATTATTTCCTGGTTCTTTAAATTTACAACTATCAAGTAGTGTGAGTGGACAAACTAATGCTTTAGTTTTAACTGATAATTCCCAAGATGTTACTACACCTACCTATTATGGAACACAAAGAGCTTATCAAATAGTAAGTGGTTCAAATGGTAGTGCTTATAATAAAGCATCTGGTGGGACAGGATACACAACAAACTCAGGATCTTATGGTTTATTTTTACCAGATATTTCAACTATTATTTTAAATGGAGCAGCATTAGATGAAAATTCTGTAGAAGGAATTAATCTAGGAACTGATAGAACAGAAAATACTGATGCTAACAATGCCCAAAAATTATTCTTACACATGTCAGGTAGTGCAACATCTGGTGGGTCTTTCTTTGGATTAGGTTCCCAAGAAACAATAACATCAGATTATGTATTTGTAAGAGCAAGAAGTTCTGAATTTAATTATTCAGAAAACCCATCATTTATATCGGGTTCAACAGGTGAAGTAATATATTCTTATTTTATAAATAACCCTAATGTATTTCCTACAACAGTTGGTTTATATAATGATAATAATGATTTACTTGCTGTAGCAAAATTATCAAAACCAATTTTAAAAGATTTTACAAAAGAAGCTCTAATACGAGTTAAACTAGATTTCTAAGATGAATGGCGGCTTTCAAACAATTCAATTCACAGGATATAATTGTATCGCCATTAGAAGTAAATAAATCATTTACTTTTAAAGGTGACGGCGAGCTCTCTGCTTCCAATGCCGATGTTAATAGATTTTTAGGAAAAAATGTAAATTTTACAGCTTCGGATAATTATATAACAGGATTTAATTCTGGTAGTTTAATTTTATCCCAATCTTCAGTATATGATTCAGTAAAAGAATTATATTATTCTAATTACTTAACTCAAAGCTTTGGTGATGATGCAATAACTGCTAGCGTACTTTTAGGCGCTGATAGAGCTGGCGATGTATTAATAGGTCCTAATGGATCTAACGGAAGATACGTAAATTATTTGCAATCTACATTAACACAATCACGTTACTTTCCAACAGGATCAAGTGAACAGGTTTTAGTATTTTCTATACCCTCTAAATTATATGGAGATTATATCCAACCAGAATCATTTGTATTAACTCTTGGTTATGATAGTACTAATTTTACTGATTTAGCAGAAATTACAGATGATGGAGAAGGCAATTTATTATCTGCTAGTATTAATGTAGGACAAATATTTTATCCTCATGGTATTGCTGTAATAACACAACAAGATTTTGATGGAAACAGCTTAGAAAATGCATATTCTAATACAGAAATATCTTGTTCATTTTCAAGTTCATATACAATTTATGAAACACAATATAAATGTACTATAGATGAAACTGAATTTAATTTTTCACAAAATCCAAGTATAATATCAAGTAGTGTAACTAATAATGTTAATACTTCAAGTGGGGTGCCTTATGATTTTGCAACTGGTTCTTATTTTAGTCCTTATGTAACAACAGTAGGTATGTATAATGAAGACTTTGAATTATTAGCTGTGGGTAAATTAGCTCAACCTTTACCTACTTCACAAACAACTGATACAACAATTTTAGTAAATATAGATAGATAATGGCTTGTACTCTTTCAAATGTTGGAATTCAGACAGGATGTGTAATACAACCAAAACACGTATCACAATCTGTAGATGCTTTTACTAAAGCAGAAGCATATGATGTTACACTATCAGGTTCATTAATTGTAACAGGTAGTGTTGAATTTACAAGTTCTAATAGCTGTGTTATAGTAAAAGGAATTCCTCAAGTATCCCAAGATCATGTATTATCTTATAATTGTAATACTGGTAATATAAATTATGTTGCAGTTAGTGCACTTGGAATAGAAGCAGCTGCAAGTCCCTATATAACAGGAAGTAATTGTGTTATTTTACCTCGAGATGGAGATAATGAATTAACAGGAGAACTTTCAGTAATTGGAGGTGGATATAGAAACTGTATTTTTGGTGTTTCAGAATACTCTGGGATACAATCCGGAATAGATAATGTTATATCTGGTTCTAATTTTAACAATCAAAATTATATTGGAGGTGGAAATACAAATATAATGTGTAGTTATGACCTTCTTAGAAATACTATAGGAGGAGGATCAAATAACAAAATATGTGGGGATCTTGGTAATCTTACAGGAGGCGGTATTCAAACTAGTGTAATAGTAGGAGGAGATCAAAATATAATTTCCGGTTCTGCAGCTAGAACTGTAATTGTAGGTGGATTTAGAAACTGTATTATAGGATGTCAATCTTCACCATCTGCAAATGTAATTGTAGGTGGTATAGATAATAGTATTAAACCTAATTGTGTATACTCTAATTTTATTGGAACAGGAGGTAAAAATACTATTGATCCCACTATTGCAAACCCATCATGTGACCATATAGCTAATGCTGTTATTGTTGCTGGATGCCTTAATACTGGCTCATGTCATAATACTTTTATCGCTGCAGGATGCTGTAATTACGCGTGTCATGAAGAAGCTTTTATTTTAGGTTCTTGTATTACAAGTTGTGCTGCATGTACAACCCACGTAAATAATTTAAATGTAGGATGTACTACACAAATGCAATTAAGAGATCCTATTGGTACAGGCCAAATAGGAATGTTAGTAGCTTGTGATGCAGGGGGTGGAGCAGCTGAGTTGTATTTTCATGATGGAACTTCATATAAAAAAGTTTGTTTAGTACCATAAAAGAAAAAAGTTAATATTTATAATAAAACCTGATGGCCAAACAGTTAGAAAATATTTTTGACCCAAATGTTGATGAAATATCACAAGGGTTTACTATTAATTCTTGGCATGTATCTCAATCCGTAGATGCATTTACAGCTCAAGATGCTTATGATATTTCAATATCAGGTTCTTTTAATAATACAGGTTCAGCAGGATTTTCAGGAAGTGTATTTACCCCAGATTTACCAGACACAACAGCAGATTTTGAAGTAGTTGTTGTAGATAACACTTCAAAAGAATTAAAGAAAACAAACTTATTAAATGCCGGTTCTTCAGGTACAAGTGGTTCTTCAGGAACTTCAGGTAGCTCAGGTACATCAGGTTCATCAGGAACAAGCGGATCAAGTGGAACAAGTGGATCTTCAGGTAATAGTGGTTCTTCAGGTACATCAGGTGCGGATGGAGATAGATATGCTACTACTTCAGGTACATCAGAAACATTAGGAGATGGTAATCAATGTATAACTGTTGAAACAGGACTAGCTTATACTGCAGGTCAAGAAATGATAATGGCCAACAGTGATACGGCTCTTCAAACAGCTTTAGTTGTTAGTTACGACTCAGTTACTGGAATTTTATGTTATGGAGCTATTATACTTCAAATTGGTTCTGGAACTTATAGTAGTTGGCAAGTTAACTTATCAGGAAATGTAGCAGGTTCAAGTGGTACAAGTGGTTCATCAGGTACTTCAGGAACTTCTGGCTCATCAGGTCAACAAGGAGATCCAGGTACCTCAGGTTCATCGGGTACATCAGGTTCATCAGGAACAAGCGGATCAAGTGGTACCTCAGGATCTTCAGGTGAATCTGATAAATATGCAACAACTTCAGGTACATCATTTACTTTAGGTGGAAATGGTACTATTACTGTAGAAACAGATTTAGCTTATACGCCTGCTCAATCTATTATTATTGTATATGATGTTAATAATTTTCAAGAATGTGAGGTTATAACCTATAATAGTTCAACTGGTGAATTGGTATTTGGCTCACCTACAAGAACAGTAGGATCAGGAACATATTCAACTTGGACAGTTAACTTAGATGGTGCATCTGGTGGAGATGGTTCTTCTGGTACAAGTGGATCAAGTGGAACTTCAGGTTCTTCTGGTACAGCAGGTACAAGTGGCTCAAGCGGTACATCAGGAACATCTGGTTCTTCAGGAGTAAGTGGTTCTTCTGGTTCATCCGGAACATCAGGTTCAAGCGGTACGTCAGGTTCATCTGGCACTTCAGGTAGTTCAGGTAGTTCAGGAACAAGTGGTTCAAGTGGTAACTCTGGTACTTCAGGTTCTTCAGGAACTTCAGGCTCAAGTGGTGACTCAGGTACAAGTGGTTCTTCAGGTACATCAGGTACATCAGGTACAAGTGGAACTAGCGGAACTTCTGGTTCATCTGGAACTTCAGGATCTTCAGGAACATCTGGTTCTTCAGGTACTTCTGGAACAGATGGAACATCAGGTTCATCAGGAACAAGTGGTACATCAGGTTCAAGTGGTACTTCAGGAACTTCTGGAACTTCAGGAACAAGTGGATCAAGTGGAACTTCAGGTAGTTCAGGTGAAGATGGAACTTCGGGTAGTTCAGGAACAAGTGGTAGTTCAGGAACAAGTGGAACAAGTGGAACTAGTGGTTCTAGTGGAACAAGTGGTACATCAGGTTCAAGTGGAACATCTGGAAGTTCTGGTTCAAGTGGAACTAGCGGAACTAGTGGTACAAGCGGAAGCTCAGGTACTAGTGGTACATCTGGAACTTCAGGTACATCAGGTTCATCAGGAACTAGTGGAACTTCAGGTTCAAGCGGTACAAGTGGTACTTCAGGAACTTCTGGAACAAGTGGAACTTCAGGTTCATCTGGCTCTTCAGGTACATCAGGAAATAGTGGTACAAGTGGATCGAGTGGTAATTCTGGAACTTCAGGTTCAAGTGGTACTTCTGGTTCATCTGGGACGTCAGGTACATCCGGTTCTTCTGGAACATCAGGAACAAGTGGTACATCTGGAACTTCGGGTAGTTCAGGAGAAGATGGTACTTCAGGTTCAAGTGGTACAAGCGGTTCAAGTGGTACATCAGACAAGTACGCAACAACTTCAGGTACATCATTTACTTTAGGGAATAGTGGGACAATAACAGTAGAAACAGGCTTAGCTTATACAACAGCACAATCTATTATTATTGTATATGATATTGATAACTTCCAAGAATGTGAAGTTACATCTTATAATAGTGCAACAGGAGAACTTTCGTTTGATAGTCCTACTAGAACAGTAGGTTCAGGTACGTATTCAACATGGGAAGTAAACCTTGATGGTGCTTCAGGTGGAGATGGTAGTTCAGGTACAAGTGGTACTTCAGGTACATCAGGTTCAAGTGGTACAAGTGGAACATCCGGTACTAGTGGTTCATCAGGAACAAGTGGAACATCAGGTTCATCAGGAACAAGTGGTACATCAGGAACATCAGGATCATCAGGTAATTCAGGAACTTCAGGAAGTTCAGGTACAAGTGGTACTTCAGGTACATCAGGTACTTCTGGTACTAGTGGTACAAGTGGATCTTCAGGTACATCAGGTACTTCAGGTTCATCGGGAACAAGTGGTACAAGTGGAACAAGTGGTTCAAGTGGAAATTCTGGAACATCTGGTTCATCAGGTACATCAGGTTCAAGTGGAAATTCTGGAACATCTGGTTCATCAGGTACAAGTGGTACAAGTGGAACATCAGGTACAAGTGGATCAAGTGGTACTAGCGGTAGTTCTGGAGAAGACGGTACTTCAGGATCTTCAGGAACAAGTGGAAGTTCAGGTACAAGTGGTTCATCAGGAACAAATGGTACTTCTGGTACTTCAGGTTCATCTGGAACAAGTGGTACAAGTGGTTCTTCTGGAACATCTGGGACATCTGGAACTAGTGGTTCTTCAGGAACTTCTGGTACATCAGGTTCAAGTGGAACTAGTGGTACAGATGGTACTTCTGGAACAAGTGGAACTTCAGGTTCATCAGGAACATCTGGTTCTTCAGGAACTTCAGGAACAAACGGAACAGATGGTACATCTGGTTCTAGTGGTAATTCTGGAACATCAGGTTCAAGTGGTACTAGCGGATCATCAGGAGATAGTGGTACAAGTGGTTCTTCAGGAACTTCAGGTACAGACGGAACCTCAGGTTCAAGCGGTACAAGTGGTACAGATGGTACTTCAGGAAGTTCAGGTACGAGTGGGACCAGTGGAACTTCAGGTTCTAGTGGAACTAGTGGAACTTCAGGAACAAGTGGATCTAGTGGTACAAGTGGAACATCTGGAACTAGTGGTTCATCAGGAACAAGTGGTACAGATGGTACTTCAGGAAGTTCAGGTACTTCGGGTACAAGTGGAACTTCAGGTAGTTCAGGAACAAGCGGTCAAGATGGAACTTCAGGTTCATCAGGAACTTCTGGAACATCTGGTACATCTGGAACAAGTGGATCTTCAGGAACTTCAGACAAATATAGAACAACTTCAACTACTTCGTTTACCTTAGGTAATAGTGGTACTTTAACAGTTGATGTTGGTTTAGCATATACACCTGCACAATCTATTATTATTGTTTATGATGTAGATAATTTCCAAGAGTGTGAAGTTATAACTTATAATGATGCAACAGGTGCTTTAGCATTTGATACCCCTACAAGAACAGTAGGTTCAGGTACATACACTTCTTGGACAGTTAATTTAGATGGTGCTTCAGGAGGAGATGGTTCTTCAGGTACAAGTGGATCTTCTGGTACATCAGGTACTAGTGGTACAAGTGGTTCAAGTGGAACTAGTGGCTCAAGTGGTACTTCAGGTACATCTGGAACAAGTGGCTCTTCGGGAACTTCAGGAACAAGTGGCTCATCAGGAACAAGTGGAACAAGTGGAAGTTCAGGTGAATCTGGTACAAGTGGAACTTCAGGTACTTCAGGTACATCAGGTACTAGTGGTTCATCAGGTACAAGTGGATCTTCAGGAGTATCTGGTACATCAGGTTCAAGTGGTACAAGTGGTACAGATGGTACTTCGGGTACAGACGGAACTTCAGGATCAAGTGGAACTAGTGGAACTTCAGGAACAAGTGGTTCATCTGGAACTTCTGGTACTAGTGGAACATCAGGTTCAAGTGGTACAAGTGGTACAGATGGTACTTCAGGAAGTTCAGGCACTTCAGGCACATCAGGAACTTCAGGTTCAAGTGGTACATCAGGTACTTCAGGAACAAGCGGTTCATCTGGTGCAAGTGGTCCAATAGGCCCTTATGAATATAATATTCCAGGAGACGAAGATTCAGGTATCCATCCTGTAAGTGGTTCAAATACTGCTGCAGGTTGTTGGTCAACTATTGCTGGTGGTGAAAATAATTATGTTGGTCTTGGGGGTACAAAATACCACTTTATAGGAGGTGGTTGTGATAATACGGTAGGAACTTGTGCTGCAGGTCAAGTTATTGTTGGAGGATATTGTAACTATTCACAAGGTAGTGTTTCTGCTAATAAATCTGATTGGAACTTTATAGGAGCTGGTATTGAAAACTGTAATATTGGTGGTGTAGCTGCTATTGTAGCTGGTAGAAATAATAAAATAGAAGGAACAGGCTTAGGAGCAGCTTATACGGGTGCATCTGGTAGTTTTATTGGAGCTGGTGCTAATAACTGCATTATTGCTGCATGTTGTTCTACAATTGTAGGAGGAAAATCAAACGTTAACTGTGGAGATCATAGTTTTATAGGAAGTGGACTTGAAAATAGTATTTCTAATAATGTTAGTGGAGGACCTCATGTTTTAGTAGGTGGTAGCTGTAATAAACTAGTTTCTTATGCAACAGCCTTTTTAGGAGGTGGATCTAATAATACAATTGAAGTATCAGCAAATCAAACATCAGGTAACGTTTTAGTAGGTGGTAACAGTAATAAAATAACTGGTAGTTGCCAAGCCTACATGTTTATTGGGGGTGGTGCAAGTAATGTAATTTCAGGTAGTGATTCTGTATGTTATAGTAGTATTGTAGGTGGTCGTGGAAATATTCTAAAAGAAACTGAAAGATCCTTTATTGGAGGAGGTCAAGAAAATACAAGTTCTGCAGATTATACTTTTATAGGAGGTGGTTATCAAAACCGTGTTTTAGGAATATGTAGTACTATAGTAGGAGGAAGAAATAATATAATAACTAGTGGTTGTAACTTTATAGGAGGTGGTCTTATTAACTGTATTTGTACAAGTACAACATCAGTAATTGTTGGTGGGATATATAATGAAATTCAAGGCTCACATTCTGGTGGATTTGTTGGAAGTGGTAATTGTAATACTATTTTAGGTTCTACAAATTCAGGACATGCAATTGTTACTGGTACATGCAACCGTGTTAGTAACCAAAACACTGGTGGGGGACATAATTTCATAGGAACTGGATGTCATAACCTTGCTTCAGGTTGTGCTGATATTATTGTAGGAGGTTTCCATAATACAGCTTCTGCTAATTTTGCCTTTATAGCAGGTGGATGTGATAACTGTGTTACTCACCAACACTCTGTTATTCTAGGATCAGAAATAACTTCAGTTTCAGATTGTACAACACACGTAAACCAACTTAATATTGGTACAGTTTCTACAGGTACAGAAAATGACGTACTAATCATTGCGTCAGATGGTACTGTTAAAAAGAAAACAGCAGCAGCAACTTCAGGTACATCAGGTACAAGTGGCTCAAGTGGAACTTCAGGTACTTCAGGTTCTTCAGGAACAGGTGGTACTTCAGGTTCTTCAGGTAATAGTGGAACATCTGGTTCTTCAGGTACAAGTGGCACTAGCGGTACTAGTGGTACAAGCGGAAGTTCAGGTAATTCAGGAACAAGCGGTTCTTCAGGTACATCAGGTACATCAGGAACAGATGGTACTAGTGGTTCAAGTGGTACTAGCGGAACAAGTGGTACATCAGGTTCAAGTGGTACAAGTGGTACAGATGGTACTTCAGGAAGTTCAGGCACTTCAGGTACATCTGGAACTTCAGGAACAGATGGCACTTCAGGTTCAAGTGGTACAAGTGGTTCTTCTGGAACTTCAGGATCAAGTGGTACAAGTGGAACTTCTGGATCAAGTGGTACAAGTGGTACAAGTGGCACTTCGGGAACATCAGGTTCAAGTGGTACAAGTGGTACATCAGGAACTAGTGGTTCAAGTGGATCATCAGACAAATATGCAACTACATCAGGAACTTCGTTTACATTAGGTAATAGCGGAACTATAACTGTAGAAGCAGGTTTAGCATATACCCCGGCACAATCTATTATTATTGTATATGATACATCAAACTTCCAAGAGTGTGAAGTAATAACATATAACGATTCTACAGGTGTTTTAGAATTTGATTCACCAACTAGAACAGTTGGTAGTGGAACATATTCAGTTTGGACTGTAAACCTAGATGGTGCTTCAGGTGGAGACGGTAGCTCAGGTACAAGTGGTACTTCAGGTACATCTGGTTCTTCAGGAACAAGTGGAACTTCAGGAACAAGTGGTTCAAGTGGAACATCTGGTACATCAGGAACTAGTGGTTCTTCAGGAACAAGTGGCACTTCAGGAACTAGTGGTTCAAGTGGATCATCTGGTACATCAGGAACATCTGGTACTAGTGGTTCAAGTGGAGATTCAGGAACAAGTGGTTCAAGTGGAACATCTGGTACATCAGGAACAGATGGTACTAGTGGTTCAAGTGGTACTAGCGGAACAAGTGGTTCAAGTGGAACATCTGGTACATCAGGAACTAGTGGTTCTTCAGGTAATAGTGGAACAAGCGGTTCTTCAGGTACTTCAGGAACAGATGGTACAAGTGGTACTTCTGGATCTTCTGGAAATTCTGGTACATCAGGTTCAAGTGGTACTAGTGGTACTGATGGAACAAGTGGTACATCTGGAACTTCAGGAACAGATGGTACTTCAGGTTCAAGTGGTACAAGTGGAACAAGTGGAAGCTCAGGTACTTCAGGAACAAGTGGAACATCAGGAACCTCAGGTAGTAGTGGTAATTCAGGAACCAGTGGTTCAAGTGGAACTAGTGGTACAAATGGTACAAGTGGTACATCAGGTACTTCTGGTACAAGTGGTTCATCTGGTGCAAGTGGTCCAATAGGTCCTTATGAATATAATACACCAGCATCAACAACTTCAGGTATTCAACCTGTAAGTGGTTCAAATACAGCTTCGGGTTGTATGTCAAATATTGGAGGAGGAGAAAATAATACTTCTGGGGGAGCTTGTTCAGTAATAGGAGGAGGAAGACAGAATGTAAATTGTTCAAACCTTAGTTTCGTAGGTGGTGGAGCACGCCATACTCTTGGAAGCGACGTAACCCAGGATGTTTATAGCGTAATTGTAGGTGGTCTTTGTAATTGTGCTTTTGATTTTTACAACTTTATTGGTGGTGGTAATAAAAACTTTATCTCTTCTAGTGTAGGTGAAACTGGAACTGCAAATGTTGTAGTTGGAGGACAATGTAACCGTATTGGAGGTGCGTATAGTTTTATAGGAGGTGGTATTTGTAATTTCCTTACTGGTTCACGTGGTATTATTGTTGGGGGTTCAACTAACAAAAGTGTTTGTTTTGCTAATGATGATTTTGTTATAGTTGGAGGTTTTAGTAATGAAAACTGTGCAGATTATACTTTTATAGGGGGTGGTTGTTGCAATATAGCAAATCATAATCATGCTTTTATTCTTGGATCAGATATAACTTCAGTTTCAGCTTGTACAACACACGTAAACCAACTTAATATAGGCACTGTTAATACAGGTACAGAAAATGATGTTCTTATTATAGCATCAGATGGTACTGTTAAAAAGAAAACAGCAGCAGCAAGCTCAGGTTCTTCTGGTACATCAGGTACAAGTGGCACTTCAGGTACAAGCGGTACTTCAGGTACATCTGGTTCTTCAGGAAACAGTGGTACTTCAGGTTCATCGGGCACTAGTGGAACTTCAGGAACTAGTGGAACAAGTGGTTCATCAGGAAACAGTGGTACTAGCGGATCTTCAGGTACATCAGGAACTAGCGGTACATCAGGTACTTCAGGTTCAAGTGGTACTAGTGGTACAAGCGGAAGTTCAGGCACAAGTGGTACTTCAGGAACATCAGGTACTTCAGGTACAAGTGGTTCAAGTGGAACTTCAGGAACTTCAGGATCAAGTGGTACATCAGACAAATATAGAACAACATCAACTACTTCGTTTACTTTAGGTAACAGTGGAACAATAACTGTAGAAACAGGATTAGCATACTCACCTGCACAATCCATTATTATTGTTTATGACGTTGATAATTTCCAAGAATGTGAGGTAACAACATACAATAGTGGAACAGGTGCCCTTTCATTTGATAACCCAACAAGAACTGAAGGATCAGGAACATATACAAGTTGGACAGTTAACTTAGATGGTGCTTCAGGTGGAGACGGTAGCTCAGGAACTTCTGGTACTAGTGGATCATCAGGTACATCTGGTACAAGCGGAACTAGTGGTACAAATGGAACAAGTGGTTCATCTGGTACTTCTGGTACTAGTGGATCATCAGGTACATCTGGTACAAGTGGAACTAGTGGAACTAGTGGTACTTCTGGATCTTCTGGAAATTCTGGTACTTCAGGATCTTCAGGAACAAGTGGTACAAGCGGTACTTCAGGAACAAGTGGTTCTTCAGGAAACAGTGGAACAAGCGGTTCAAGTGGAACATCTGGTACAAATGGAACAGATGGTACTAGCGGTTCAAGTGGTACAAGTGGTACAAGCGGAAGCTCAGGTACTTCAGGTACTAGTGGATCATCAGGTACTTCTGGAACAAGTGGAACTTCAGGTACGTCAGGAACAAGCGGTACAAGTGGATCTTCAGGAGTATCTGGAACATCAGGTTCATCTGGTACAAGCGGAACTAGTGGTACAAATGGAACAAGTGGTTCTTCAGGTGTATCAGGTACATCTGGTTCAAGTGGAACAAGTGGTACATCAGGTACAAGTGGAACTTCAGGAACTTCAGGTACATCAGGTTCAAGTGGTACTTCTGGTACTTCTGGTTCAAGTGGAACTAGTGGCACAAGCGGAACTTCAGGTACATCAGGTACAAGCGGAACAAGCGGTTCTTCAGGAAATAGTGGAACTTCAGGTTCAAGTGGTACTTCAGGATCTTCAGGAAACAGTGGTACAAGTGGATCAAGTGGAACTTCGGGAACCAGTGGCACATCAGGTACATCAGGTACAAGTGGTACTTCTGGAGCAGCTACTATTAATAACAATGCTGATCATAGAGTAATAACTGGAGATAACACAGCTGGAGTTTTAAATGCTGAAAGTTGTTTTACTTTTGGCCCTTCATATAGAGTTACAATAGGACAAGGCCATACTAATAGTAATTCAACTTGGGCAGCAGTTCTTAGTGGATGTGGTAACCAAGTTTGTATGCCTGCTGCTGTAATTGGTGGTGGATTAGATAACTGTATTCAAAACCTAAGTGGTGCTGGATGTATTGATGTAATTGGAGGAGGACAAAATAATAAAATATGTGGATGGAAATCAAATACAATTTCAGGTGGATGTAATAACACCATAGCAAATTATAATACTGGGACTTTCAACTATCAATTAGGTCATACAATTGGAGGAGGATATAACAATGATATATCAGGTTCAGGTGGAAATGAATTTGCCAGTACTATAGCTGGTGGTAATGATAACTGCATATTTGGATCAAGCACAGGGGCTATTGGAGGAGGAGCAGGTAATGATATTATTGGAGGTAGTGCTAATACTATTGCAGGAGGGTGTTTCAGCAGAATTATTGGTAGTGTTTATTATACAACTATAGCAGGGGGAAATTGTAACTGTATTAGCGTTAGTTCAAACTATGCTTCTATTGGAGGTGGTACTTGTAACTGTATTATTTCTTCACACTTTGGAGCTATAGGAGGAGGTTATGATAATGAGCTTAATGGTGGTCAATGTGCTGTAATTGGAGGTGGGTATAATAACTGTATAAAATCTAATGAAGGGTTTATTGGAGGTGGTAGACTTAACTGTATTGTAAGTTCAGTTTGTTCTGTTATTGGAGGTGGTTATACTAACTGTATTAGTACTTACAGCTTTAGTACTATACTTGGTGGTTGTGATAATTTCGTTGGAGGTTGTTTATCTTTTATAGGTGGGGGTCATGGTAACAACATAACCCTTGCTTCATCAGGTACTGTTATAGCAGGAGGAATTGGCAACACTGTAGATGGATGTATGACTAACACTATTGGAGGAGGTTGTCAGAATTGTATTGATGGGGAACAGTATGGAAGTCATAATACAATCCCAGGTGGTGCATTAAACTGTATAATAGGTAATTGTAGTGAAGCTTATAGTACTATAGGAGGAGGACTTTGCAATACTATATGTGTTGGTGATAGTAACGTTATAGCTGGTGGTAGACAAAACAAAACATCAGGAGAATGTTCCGTAATCGGTGGAGGTTATTTAAATACAGGTTCATGTAGTTTCTCATTTATAGGAGGTGGATGTAGTAACTTTAATGCAAGAGAATGTGCTACTTTAGTTGGTGGACATAATAACTGTATGAATGGTATTGCATCATTTATAGGTGGTGGTGACACTAACTGTGTTACTTACTGCTCAGCTTTCACTAATATAGTTGGTGGAGCTCATAACACAGCTTCGGATGCAGCTTGTTATTCATCTATAGTTGGTGGGTGTAAAAATAGTATTAATAGAGCTGACTACTCTGCTATAGTTGGAGGGTGTTTGAACTTTATTTCAGGTAGTAATGGAAATCTTGCTGATTTTAGTACAATAATTTCAGGTAAAGAAAACTTAGTTGGAGGATGTTATGCCGTAGCAGGTGGAGAATTTTCACAAGCATTAGGTAACCAAGCAATTGCTTATGGGTATGCAGTATCAGCCTCAGGTGGTGCTAGTGCGGCATTTGGAGCTTTATCAAAAGCAATAGGTGATAATTCTTTTGCAACTGGTAGAAGTGGAAGTGCTGGGGGTTGTGATTCATTTGTAGGTGGGTTTGGTAACGATATTGATGCTGATGCTCCTCAAGCAGTTGCCTTTGGGTATGAAAATATAATTGCTTCAACTGGTGATAATTCAGTAGTATTTGGTTCTTCTAACTGTATAGGTGGGGCGAATAACTTTGTACAAGGTACTAATAATGATTCATTTTGTGATCATAATGTTATAATAGGAGGATGTAATCATAGAATTTCAAATGTTGGTGGTTCAACTAGAGCTACACTTAGTGCTATAATAGGAGGAATTAACAACTGTATAACTTGTGCAGATAGTAACTTCATTGGAGCTGGTGCAGGAAACTTAATCAATAGAGGATGTAATAGTATTATAGCTGGTGGTAATAACAAAATATGTATTGACACTCTAACCCAAGGTTATTCAGCAGTATTTGGAATTTGTAACGTAACAAATGGAGATGGTAGTTACTCATTCATGGCAGGAGGTTACGGTAATAACTTTGGAGCATATAGTGCAGTTATTGGAGTTGGATCAGTAGGAAGTAAAGGTGATGTTCAAATTGCTCTAGGTTGTGGTATTACTACTCCAACAGGTGCAACAGCAGCTAGAGGAGATTCTCAAATTGTTGTTGGTAAATTTAATGATTATACTACCAGTTGTATACATAGATTTGCTGTTGGTAATGGTACTTCCGATACATCCAGAACTACTAAATTTGCTGTAATAGGAGGTGGTACATCTAATGGTCAGGTAGCAGTTAACTCTTCAAATGGATGTTCTAGTTATAATTTCTTTGTAAATGGTAGTGCAGCTAAACCATTTGGTGGAAGTTGGACAAACTCTTCAGATGAAAGATTAAAAACTAATATTCAAAACTATACTAAGAGTTTAAGTGATATTATACAAGTTCAACCAAGAACATTTGATTATACTGGTGCAGCTAATCATCCGACAGGAAGTGGAATTGGTATCGTAGCCCAAGAAATACAAAGTATCTTCCCAGAAACAATTCATAACTTTTCAGCTAAACTAAATGAAAATGATGAAGAAGAAACTACAGATTTATTAGGTTTCCAACAAGATCCACTTTTATATGCTGCTATTAACTCAATAAAAGAATTAAATACTAAAATAGAACAACTAGAACAACGTATCCAGGAACTAGAAGGATAAAAATATATATTTATAATAAATACAAATTATGGAACACATTTGGAAAGTTTATGAATTGAATAGAACTATAGCTGATGGTGTAGTTAATAAAGTTACATATGCATGTGAATCTACAGTTACTAGTGGAAGCGAAGATTATTCAACAAGAAAAATAGGAGAAATAGAATTATCAAATGGTAATCCATCTGATGGAAACTTTATCCCTTTTGAAAACTTAACAGAAGGTGATGTGCTAGCTTGGGTAACTGGTTCTATTGATTATGAATCATACCAAACATGGAATTCTGCTTCTTTAGCATCTAGACTAGTAGAAATAGCAGGTATAACAGAAGCAACAGGAAAACCTTGGGATAACGTGGAAAACCCAGAATAATATTGTATATTGTTTTTACTAAATTAAAGTTATAAATGAATATATTCTTTCAAATAGACGGCGGTCTAGGTAAATCTATTATGGCAACTGCCATGACTAAGGTTTTAAGAAAACGCTATAAAAATGCTCATATTATAGTAGTTACAGCTTATCCTGATGTATTTTTAAATAATCCTAACATCAATGAATGCTTTAGACAAGATCAAATAAATGGAGCTTATTTAAAATATATTAAGGATCAAGATTGTAAACTTTTTGTTGAAGACCCCTACCGTAATACTGCTTTTTTAACGGATAAAGAACATTTATTTAGAACATGGTGTAGAATTTATGGACTTCATTACAATAATGAACAACCAGAACTTTATTTAACTCAACCTGAAATAGAATATTTTACCCCTTTTTATCAAACAGATAAACCTATTATGGTTATTCAACCTCATGGAGGCCCACAAGAACAAGGATTCCAATATTCTTGGACTAGAGATATTCCACAACCTATAGTTGAACAAATAATTGAGCATTATGCAAATGATTATACACTTATTCATATAAAGAGGCAAGATCAACATGCTTATCCAAATACTATGCAAGCTTTAGATGGGTTTAGAAGTATAGCTATATTGTTACAATTATCTAAAAAACGATTATTAATAGATTCTTTCGGTCAACACTTAGCAGCAGCTATGAATAAAAAATCTACTGTATGTTGGGTTACTACTAAACCTAAGGTGTTTGGTTATAAATTACATGACAATATTTTAGCAGAACCCTTTACAAAAGAACCTCAAATTCAAAATTCTATTTACCAACCATTTAATTTAGCACAAGATATTTCATCTATTCCTTATAATGATTTAAGAGAAGTGTTTGATGTAAATAAAATAATAGAATCCTTAGATAAACAGTTATAAATTTACCCATATTTATTAACACAAAATTTAAACTATGAGTTGGACCTATAAAACACACGAAATAGGCGACATCACTCAATTTCCAGAAAATACATTTGGTTTCGTTTATATAGTTACTCATAAACCTTCTGGGAAGTCTTATATTGGAAAAAAAGTATTATTCCATAACAAAAAGCAAAAAATTGGAAAACGAGAATTAGAAAAACTATCAGGTGTAGTAGGACGTCGCCCTGCCTATAAATTAGTAGTTAAAGAATCAGACTGGCTTAATTACTATGGTTCCCAAAAAGATATTAAACAATTACTTTTAGAAGGTAAAAAGGATGAATTTGAACGTACTATTTTAAAATTATGTCCTAATAAAAAATCACTAACTTACTTTGAGATAAAATATCAAATGATATACCAAGTATTAGAAAAACCAGATGAATTTTTCAATGATAATATTTTAGGTAAATTTTTTACTAAAGACTTAACAGATATAGAATTTGAAGATTTCGTGTCTGATACAGTATAGTTTTGTATATTAGTTATGTATAAACTAGTTATTGAATGCAATCAAACGATTTAATCTATAGGCAAAAACAAGAAGCCCATAAATATACATCTACTAACCAATATCCTCCTTTTAAGTGGCAAGTAGATTCTAATCACATGGAAACTAAAAATGGTATCCCTCAGGGAAATATCCGTTATAGTTTTTATGATGATGATAATAATCTAAAATATGAAGGTGATATTCGCATAATTGAATGTGAAGATGGTTTAGTTAGACAAGATATTGATTTTAAATTAGTAGATGGTCAATATGAAGATGTAGTAAATTCTTTTAACATTTATAGGTTATACTCTACTCAAATAGCTATTGGTTATTGGGTTTGTGATAATTACCAACATATTAATATTATTTGTTTAAGAGGTTATGGTGAAAAAGCTGATATTAGAGCCAGGTTAGCAGCTCGTTACTGGAAGAAAATCTTAGGTATAGATGCAACCCCAGGTAAATTTTTAGGTGAAGATGTTTTAGAGGTTAAATTTAATATGCCCGAACCTTATTTTTATCCTACAGATGATATTCCTATACTTCAAGAAATAAAAGCTAACTTTCCCCAAATAAAAAAAGAAATATTAGAAATGATAGAGGCAATTAATTGGGAAGATTTTCCTAAATATGAAGCCCAATATCATCCTAAATATGGGGGTTCATTATATGAAAATGATTGGAAAGTAATACCTTTAAGTTCTTTTAAAGGTATTTATGGTGTAGAAAAATATGCAAAAGGAGAAGCTGAAAAATTATTTCAAAAAGTAAAAAAATTAATCCCAACTTATAGAAGTATAATTAAAAAAGGTGAAAAAGAAGGATGGATTGCCAATTCATTTTTATCAAAGCTTGTTCCCGGGAGTATTATCAATCCTCATAAATCATGGACAGAAGATTACCTCAGAGCCCATATTTGCATTACAGAAGATAAAGATTGTATTATTTCAAAATTTCACCCTGATACCCCAGAAATTAAAGAATCCCGAACTTGGAAAGAAGGTGAATTACTTGCGTTTCATGATGGGGGTAATTATTTGCATGCTGTAAAACATAAAGGTAAAAAACCAAGAATTATTATATCTTTAGATTTAAAAATAGACCATATATTTGATGGGCATTACTTAAAATATGCTAATTTACCTATCCGCCCCTCTAAATTTAAGTTTACAACTACTATTATTAAAGGAGTTCAAATTGATTCTATTATAGGTTTACCTTCTGCCAATCTTAAAGAACAACCTGATTTAAGATGTGGTATTTATACTGTTGATACTAATTTTGGAAAAGGGGTTTTAAATAATTATGATATTAAATCTACTGTTCATATATTAGACTTTGATAAAGAAATCTATGGGGAAAAAATTACAATTACAAACCCCCAACTAATTGATAAAAAACATAAATTTGCAAATCCATTATTTGATTTTTATAATGAGTTTTGTGATAAATGTGAATAAATGGTAAACCAATTATTAGTAACATTAGTTAATTCTGTATTAGGATCAGGCAAGGCAACTGCTAGAAACAACTACGCATACCATTGTCCCTTTTGCCATCACCATAAACCTAAATTAGAGGTTAATTTAACAGAAAACCGTGAAGGGAAAAACCCTTGGCATTGTTGGGCTTGTGATGCTAGAGGTACTACTATATATAATTTATTTAAACAACTTAAAGTAGAAGCTAAAAAATTTAGTGAACTCAAATCATTAGTTAAAACTTCTAAATCCATAAAAGAAACACAAGTTGTTAGTAGTGTTACATTACCTAATGAATATATTAGTTTATATAACGGTGATAATAGCGGGATAATGGCTAGGCACGCGCTGGCATACTTAAAAAAGAGAAACATCAGTAAACACGATATACTCAAATATAATATAGGGTATTGTAAAGAAGGGTTATATAAAAATATGATTATATTACCGACTTACAATAAAGACGGAAATATAAATTATTATATCGCCCGCTCATTTGAAAAAGAACCATATATAAAATATCGTAACCCACCAGCAAGTAGAGATATAATTCCAAATGAACATTTAATTAATTGGAATATACCAATTATATTATGTGAAGGAATGTTTGATGCAATTGCTATTAAACGAAATGCAATACCATTATTAGGAAAAAATATTCAAAGTAACTTAATGAAAAAAATAGTTACTTCTGTAGTAGATAAAATTTACATTGCGTTAGATAGGGATGCAATTAAACAAGCTTTAAAATTCTGTGAAAGATTAATGGCGGAAGGAAAAGAAGTCTATCTTGTAGATTTACAAGATAAGGACCCGAGTGAAATGGGTTTTAAAAATTTCACTAGACTTATACAAAAAACAGTTCCACTAACCTATTCTAATCTATTGGAACAAAAACTAGCTTTATGATCAAAAAATCATATGATAGAATACTAGAGGTCTCAAATGACCACAAACAAATAACTCTACCAGATTCACGTTACTATAGACGTAATGGAGAGTATTATCCATCTATAACTTATGTTCTAAATTGTTATCCTAAAGGCAAACATTTTCAAGATTGGCTTAAAAAAGTAGGTTATAGCGCAGATTGGATTGTTAAAAAGGCATCTGAAGAAGGTACAGCAGTACATGAATTAATAGAAGAATATTTCGAAGGTAAAGAAATGAATTTTCTAAACGATTATGGTAATCCTAAAATGAATCCTGAAATATGGAGAATGTTTTTACGTTTTGTAGATTTTTGGGAAACATATAAACCTACATTGATAGAAACAGAAGTACATTTATTTAGTGAAGAACTTAAAGTAGCAGGTACTTGTGATTTGATTTGTGAAATTGATGGTGTGTTATGGGTTATCGATTTTAAGACAAGTAATCATCTCCAAACAACTTATGATTTACAAGGTGCTGCCTATGCTCAATGTTATAAAGAATGTTTTGGTAAAGAAGCTGAACGTATAGGGGTATTATGGTTAAAATCAAAATCTAGAGGAAAAGATAAATCCGGAGTTAGATTAAAGGGTAAAAACTGGGAGATTTATGAATCACCAAGATCCCAAGAAGAAAATCTTGACATATTTAAATCAGTAAAAAGAATTTTTGATCTAGAAAATCCAAAACATAAACCAGCTACTACTTCATTTCAAACAACAGTGAAAAGAACAGTTTGATATTTATAATAAAATGGAACCTAATCAAATTCAAAAAATTGCAAACAAAGTATACCCTAAAATTAGGGCTCACTATGGTTTAGGTAAAAAAGAATATCCACAAATTGAAGTTCACAAAAATATTTTAGTTAGATTAACAGGCGAACCAGAAGCTGAAGGTGAACCTGCTGATGCTGAATTTGATAGAAAAGAAAATAAGTTATTCCTATATTCAGATTATAATGATAGTGTTGAAGATGTAATTAGGGGAATTATACATGAATATATACATTATTTACAATCTGGATCTTGGATGAAAAGATACTACAATATGGGTTATACTTATGGCAATCACCCATATGAAATTGATGCTCAAAAAGCTGAGGAAGATTGGAAGAAATTCGTGTAAAAATTTGGCTACCCAAGTAACCTTTCGTATATTTACCCTGTAAATGAGTAAAAAAATAAAGGTTATGTCAATTTTAAGTAAAAAAATCAAAAATTTAAAAGAAGGAGATAAATTCATCTTTACCTATGGTGATAAAGATTATGAATTTTATTGTCATTCATATTCAGAAAATTTTGGTCCTAGTTTCTCAATCCATGAAGCTGGTAGTTTTTTAGGTAGATCAATGAATGTTGATAAAGTTACTAAAAAGTATATCACATTATATGATTATAATTTATTTTCAGTTAGATCATCATTTAAAATTCCAATTAACTCAATAGAGATTAAGTAATGAAAAAAATAGTTTATCTTCACGGTTTAGAAAGCAAAGCAGGTGGTCCTAAGGTTGATTTCCTTGCTACTAAAGGTATGGTTTATGCCCCTGAGATGGATTATGAAACATTAGATTTAGAAGAGTTAATGGGTAAAATTGGTAAACCTGATATAATTATAGGTTCTAGTATGGGTGGTTATATTGCCGATATATTAGGATCTCAATTGGGAGTAGATGTTTTACTGTTTAACCCTGCTTTGCATAGTAGAAGTATTGAGTTTGATTTTGATGGTGGAACTGGTTATGGAAATAAAAATTATAAACGTACTATTATTTTAGGTACTGAAGATGATGTTATAAATCCTGAAGTGACCAAAAAACTATGGCCAGTTTATGATAATTCTGCTAAATTTGAGGAAATAGAGGGCATGGGTCATAGAACGTCACTTGATGTGTTTGTTAATATGTATAATAAACATGCTTAATTATGATCAAGTTAGTAGATCTTCTTAATGAAATAGATATACCTAAGAATGAATGGAAACCTATTTCTAAAGATGAATTAAAGGGTATTGAAAAACAAATTCTAGATTTAATTAATACAGCTTATGGACCTATTGGTGGTCATCCTAACTATAAATCTGTAGATGATTTAGTAGGTTCTGAATATCAAGTAATCGATTTAGATAGTGATCCTGAATTAGATGCTGTTACAGTAACTAAACAAAGATCAGGAGGTACAAAACATGTTGGAATAGGTCATGATAATTCAAGCCCAGCTAAAAGAGCAACTATAACTCGTACAATTGATAAATTAGATGAACCTGGAAATTATATAGAAGCATCAGGTGCTATTGAAGGTATCTTACGTAAAGCAGGAGTAGTACAAGTTACAGATGAAGAAACTATTCGTAAAGCTTTAAAAGGCAAAGAAATAGAAATGCATAGTGATGGTTCTTACGATAGAATCTTAGGTGGTAAAAAATATAAAAAAACAATGTTTGGAATTCCAAGAGTATGATAAGTTTAATGCAATTATTAAAAGAAGCACAAGGCGAACCTAAAGCCATTATATTAGCAGGAGCACCTGGAGCAGGTAAGGGGTTTATCTTACGTGGTCTAGATTTAGGAGGTTTAAAAGTATTAAATGTAGATAATATTTTTATTGAAAAATTAAAACAGGCTAATGTCAGTTTGGATTTAAAAAATGCTACACCTGAAGAAAGAAGTGAGCAAGCAAAACAAATGGCGGCAGCTAATAAAGAGTTTAAAGGTGAATTACAAAATGTAATAGATGGTAAACAATCATTTATATTAGATGGAACGGCAGCTTCAGTTAAAACAACAACTAAATTAAAGGATGAATTAGAAGAAGCGGGATATGATGTATTTATGCTTTATGTTTATACTGATTTAGAACGTTCACTAATGCAAAATCAAGATAGATTTGAAAAATCAGGTGGTGAAGATAGAAGTTTAGCACCTGCTATTGTAATGCGTACTTGGCTATCAGTAACTAAAAATTGGGCACCTTATAAAGAAATGTTTGGTAATAATTTTGTTTCCGTAGCTAATACATTAGAAGATGAAAAATTAAAAGATGTTGCTGATGTAATTAAAAAATATTTAGACCCATTTAAACCAACAGGAACTAAACCTAAAACAGCAGCTCAACAAGCTAGAAGTGATAAACAAAAGGCTGAAACAAATGCCCAAATACAAGCTTTATTAAGTGATGATGGAGCTAAAGAAATTATAGATGGTTCTGTATCTAAAGAAGAAGCACAATCTAAAATTAAACAATTTTTATCTAAATGAGTTTAGTAAATGAGTTAGTAAAAGGGTTATTACCTGAAGAAGAAAAAAAGGTAGTAGCAGTATATGGAGGTGGTTTTAAACCACCAACTAAAGGTCATTTTGAAGTTGTAAAACAAGCAATTAAAGAAAATCCTAATATTGATGAGTTTGTTATTAACATAGGTGGTAAAGCTAGAGATGGTGTTACACCTGAAGAATCAATTCAAATTTGGGATATCTACAAACAATACCTCCCAGTTTCAGCTAACATTAATATCCAATATAGTAGTACTCCTCCTATAAAGGCAACTTATGATTATGCTAAAAACCACCCTGATGAAGAAGTATTATTTATTTTAGGTGCTAGAGAAGGTAATGAAGATGATTTTAAAGATATATCTTCTAGAACTAAATCTTTAGATAAATATCCTAATTTAAATTTACGTACTATAGTAACCAAAGGAGGTGTATCTGGTACAGCGGCTAGAAATGCTGGTAAAATAAGCAAAGAAAAAATAAGACCATTCCTACCAGATGAATTAAAAGACGAAGAAGTAGAAGAAATTTACCAAATGGTATCTGATAAAGTAACTGAAAATATAAGTGAAAGTAAACAGGTTGGTACTTTATATCATTATACATCAGCTAATGGATTAAAGGGTATACTTCAATCTAATAGTATTAAAGCTTCTGAGGAATACTATTTGGGTAATGATTTATATTTTGTATCTTTTACTAGAAATAAAAATTTCCATAAAAAAGGTTCAGCATTTGATGTTTCAATGGATTATAGAATTGCATTAGATGGTAATAAATTATCTAATAAATATAAAATTACACCTTTTGCTTATATACCTGGATGGAATTACAAAGACAATTGGGAATATGATTGGTTAGATGACGAGCCAGAAAGTGTGGTAAGGGATTTTTTAAATGCTTCTGGAGATTATGATGAACAAGAAGAAAGAATAAATTTTAAAAAACCAGGTAGTTCAATAACTAATATAAAAGATTATATTTTAAAAATAGATAAGGTATCTGAATTAACTGAAGGTAGAAAAAAGAAAAAAGATCCTAAAAAAGGTACAGGTAAAAAACCAGAAGGTTCAGGACGTAGATTATACACAGATGAGGATCCAAAAGATACAGTTGGTATTAAATTTAGTACTAGACAAGATATAGTAGATACTTTAAATAAAAAATCATTTAAAGCTAAATCACATGCTAGACAATCTCAAATTATTAATTTAATTCATCAAAGAACTAGAGCAGCTTATAACAGAGCTAAAGATCCTAAAGTTAAAAAACGTTTAAAAACAGCTTTAGACTATATTACTAAACGTAAAGAAGCATCTAAAAAGAAAACACAACGTTTGAAAAATTTAAAAGAAAATGCTACCTATTCTCAACACATAGACATAATTGAAAAAATAGCTGAATTAACTAACTATATGATAGAAAGTGGTTTAAATATTGAACCACTACCTAGTATGGAATTTATAGATGGGGATACAGAAAATGCTAAAGATTTTTTCGGTAAAACAGCATATTACGATCCCAATAAACAACATATTGTTTTATATACTGAAGGTAGACATCCTAAGGATATATTACGTTCATATGCACATGAAATGATACATCATATCCAGTATTTAGAAGATAGATTACATAACATCACTACTACAAATACTAATGAAGATGAAGATTTAGATGCTATTGAAAAAGAAGCATATGTAAGAGGTAATATGACATTTAGAAATTGGACAGATTCAATTACAGGTGATAAGTTAGAAGAAAATTTAAACAATCCTAATTTAACAAAGCAATTAAAAAATTATATAGAGGATTACACAGATATTAATATAAATTTATTAAAAGACCTACTTAAAATAAAAAATAAATATCCTAAACAATTAGACCCTAGAGTTGGAGGTAATAAATTTGGATATAGAGGTACTACATTTAGTAAAGAGTTTATAGATAAATTAAAAGTGAAATCTAAGGTTAATGGAGTAACAGAATATGAAGTTCCTCCTAATTTAAAAATTAATTCAAGAGGAAAAAGAGGTTTTTTAAGTTTTTCAACAGATGAAGAAGTAGCAAAGGGATTTGGACACTATTCAGGATATGTAGATTATAAAAAATCAGATGATAGAGTAGGGGGATATGTAAAAGTATCTTTAGATAATCCTAACTTTATTATCCATCCAGATTATATGGGAGAACTTTCTAAAGATATGGAATATTCTAAAGATAATGAAAAAGAAACTTTATATGTAGGTAATTCTTTTACACCCGAAAGTATATTTGTTATTGATAAAGATATATATGATACTTTAACAGAAGGTAAGAAAAAAGATCCATTTGGTTTATTAGCATATGCTCAAGAATTAGGTCGTTTAAGAGAGGAAGAAAGCGAGTATAAAGTTTATTTAGATATGGATGGTGTATTAGCTGATTTTGATCAACGTTTTAGAGATATATCTGGAATGGAACCTAAAGATTTTGAAAATAAATATGGTACAAAAGAATTTTGGAATCTTATAGACGAAGAAAATAAAATTAAATTTTGGGTTGGTATCCCCGTAATGTCAGGTGCTGCTGATTTAGTAGATGCTGTTAAAGATTATAATTATGAATTATTAACATCACCATCATCTAAAAAGCAATCTTATTTAGGAAAAATACTTTGGGTAAAAAATCATACAGGTGACGTGTTTCCCTCAAAACCTCGTATTAACTTTAAGAAAGCAAAAGAGAAACACCTTGTTAAACCACAGCTAGCAAAAACAGATATTCTAATAGATGATAGAGAAGATACTATTGGAAGGTGGAATGCATCAGGTGGTACTGGTATAGTGTATAAAAGTATAGGTCAGGTATTAGGTGATCTAAAAAAATTAGGTTTATGAGCAAAGATAATGTCTTAAAAAAGCAATTTCAAGAAAAAGATGTACAACGTTTACGTAATTTAATAACTGGTAAACATGGTGCTAAAACACGTTCTAGTGTTGGTTTCTCTAAAGCAGATGAATTTTATGCCGAAGGTGACATTTGGGAAGCAGATGGCCGTACTTGGACTATCAAAGATGGTATTAAACAAAATATAACAAAGCTAGATAAAGCTAAAAAAGCACATATTATGCCTTTACTTTGCCCTAAATGTAGCAAAGTAATGAAAAAACGAAACGATAAACCTGCTTACAATTTACATAAAATGTGTTTTGATTGTGTTGCTAAAATGGAACATCAAATTAGATTAGATGGTAAATGGGAAGATTATACTAATAAGCTTCATAATCAGCAAATTGACCATAATTTAGAAGAATTTAAAGCTTTTATAGAAGAAAAATTGGTAGAATCAAATAATTCATTTGTATCAGAAGATGGAGATGTTGAAAAGTGGGTAGGTAAACTAGATAAAGAAAAAGTAAAAGAATATGTAGATTCAGTAGTTGAATATGCTAATTCACTTAAAAAGTAGCTTTATATATTTATAATAAACACTCTATTATGAAAGATAATTTTGACCTTTATTCATGGAATAAAAATCGCTATTTGGGGAAAGCTCATGTAGCTAAAGAAACTAAAGACGAAAATTTCGATTTACATGAATGGAATAAAAAACGTTATTTAGGTGAATTGGATATTAATACCACTGGTGGTGATACTGATGTTGATAACCTAAATATAGATAAAGGTGGAGATGATGCTAAAATGGGAGCGGAATTAGAATCAGATGCTAATGTAGTAGGAGAAAACCAATCTCATTTAGAGTTTTTACAAAAGTATTTATCAAAAATGCACCCTGAATTAAGGTGGGAAATTAGTTTTGGAGAAAGGCTTGATGCATACGGCTCAGCCCAAGACTTAGCAAATTTTGGAAATAAATATCATGGTAAAAAATTTGGTGACTATGAAGTATTTCATGTAGATGATGATGATAGATTAGATATTGTTCGTGTTATTAAATCTTCTAAATTAAGAGAAAATAAATCTTACCATACAGAAGAACATGCTAGATTTTTAACAGCATTGAGAGACTCAGGTGTTACTAATATGTTTGGTGCTGGTCCTTATTTAGCAGCAGAATTTGATTTAGACCAAAGAGAAGCTAGAAAAATATTAGCTAGTTGGATGGAATCATTTTCAGAAAATTTAAATGAAAGTTATATGTACAAAGGATATAAAGACAAACATTTTGATATTTGTCCAACAGCTGAGGCTTTAAGAGATAGATTATTAGCAGGTGAATTTAAAGATACTAGTTGGGCTACAGGAACTGATTTTGAGAAAGAAGTAGGTGAGTGGCTTTACCAACATGATATTTTATTTGGTACTGAAAAACAAATATTAAAAGATAAAGAAGGGGATGAAAATGATTTAGAAGTAGCAGAACAAGCTGTAGATAGAATTGTAAATTTATCTCGTGATTTAGGTATTCCTGCTAGTGAAATAAATGCTTATATTCCTGCTCATATTAAAAAAATTAAGGATATAGTTGAATATAGTTCATTAACTGAAAGCATTAAAGAAACAATTCGTTTTATCAAAGAAAACAACCCAGAATTTACCAATGAAGAGATTAAAGCTGAATTAAAAGAAATTAAAGCATTAGGTGAGCAATTAGATGAATCTATGTGTAAAAGAGGAAAAAATTATATGGCTGCTAGAAAAAGAGCAGGCGAAAAATCCTCAGCTTACTTATCAGGTCGCGGTGTTAAAGTATGTAAAGGTCAGATTAAAGGAGCTGATGGTAAAAAGAAAAAATCATATTAATGATTCCAAATTACGAAGAAATATTACGTGAATCTTTAAAAGATTGGTTTGGCAAAGAAGATTGGGTCCGAATTAACACTTCAGGTAATATAGCTGGTAAATGTGGTACAATGAAAAAAGGCAAAGCTACAACAAGATGTTTGCCTAGAAAAAAAGCACAATCACTTACAAAGGCAGAGCGTAAAGCAACTGTAGCTAAGAAAGTACGTGGTAGTAAAAAAGGCAAACAGTTTGTGAAAAACACAGATAAAGCCGAATTTAAAAAGAAATAAATGAAATTTATATATTCATTATTAATACTACTTCTTACTAGTTGTGGTGTCCAATGGCAATACACAACCTTAAATCACGCTGCTCAAGTAGATTCTATCTATAGTTCCCCAAATATTCAAATTGATACTATCAATTCAGCATCAGATTTAAGATGGAAATTAAGAACCGATTTTAATTTTAGATATGATTTTGCACAATATGCAATGCAACAACCTTATTCTTGGTATTGGAATAATCCAAGATTAGAAGGTATTTGGAGACCATATAATAGATTTGATGTATATTTTTATAGTAATTGGTTTTGGAATGATTGGGCATTTAATTATCCATTTCATCATACTTGGGGCTGGAATAATTGG